TCGACGGGTCGGTGCCGTAGCGCATCTCGTAGTTGTAGGTGCGCGTCACGGCGCCTTCGGTAATGCCGTCGACGCTGGCCACGGTTGCCTTGAACTGGCGCGTCGTGGCGTTCATGAGCATGGACAAGCCGGATGCCGTGCCGGCGGCTCCGCTGCTCGGACTGACGCCCTGTTCATAGGTAGGGATGCCGCTGTACTGCGCGGCCACGGACGTGAAGTATTTGTACACCTCCATCAGCGCCTGGGCGACGATAGGCACCGTCGTAAAGCGCACGGCAGGACCTGGCGATCCGCTGGAATTCGATTTCGTCTGAATCGTCATCCCTGGGTAGATGCCCTTGAGCTCCTGTCCCTCGGCCAACCGGTCAGCCTCGATCTCGGTCAACGGCATCGCTGCCATGCCCATGTTATTCATCAGGGCGCGCGCGCAGCCGTTCACCATGGCCTGCATGTCACGCACGATATGCGGAACACCTTGTCCCCAAAACCCGGCGACAGGCTTGTGGTAGTACGCGCAGCCGTACGGGCGCGCACACAGCGGGTCGTCGTTCAGGACGGAGCGCACGATAAACCGGCCGATGCGCATGCAGATCACGTCGTACTCGCGGTCCTCGTCGGGAATGTCCGCTGTATCCATACCCCATTCGACGAGCCACTTGCCGCGGACCGTGCCGTGGAATTCCAGCACATCAATCGACCGGTCTGGAGAATCCGTGTACTGGTTGTTCCCCTCGGCGTCATTGCGCTCTTGGTCATACGACAGGTTAAGGTCGAACCCGCGCTCGTACTCGTCAAGCGCCTCGCGGATGCGCTTCTCGTCGTAACCCTTCTCGCCGATCATGGCGTAGATCTTTGACCGGCGCATCGGAATTCGCTCGAACAGGTAGCCGTCGTTCACTCCCTTTGAGTCGGGCGCCGGATAGAGGTCGAGCGGGGAAACACGGTAGTACCGCTGCTGCGACACTTCCTCAACATCGACCGTCCACATCCCGCCTCGCTGAACCCATTTCGCTGACGGAACCTTGTTCGTGACCGGCCCCTTGACGCAGCCGAGCTTCATCGAGATCACGTCAGGGAGGCATTCATCAAGCGCAGCGTAGTAGCCACCCTCGGTGAACACGTCGTCGATCTTCTTTTCCATGCGACCGTTGCGCAGGTCGGCCTCCTGCTTGAGCCGCTTCTGCGCGTCGTCGTAGCGCATCTTGGCGCGCGCCTCGATCATTGACGCAGGCACCGGGGCGCCAGCCATCTGCGCGGCAGCGGCGGCTTCCTCCATGGTCTGCATGACGATGGTCTGCGTGATGTCCGGCGACAGGTCGGGGAGCGGCGTCGGCTCGGTAGCGAACGGTCGTCCACCAACCGGGAGCACAACGTCGCGCAGCCAGGAATACGCCGTGCGCACGATACTGCCGGTCATCGGCATGAACACTTCCGAGCCACCGAACGCCCGGATGGCCGCTAGCTTCTGCGGGTCGTACTCGCCGTTGCACTGGCGCAGGCTCTCCAGCATCTCCATCTGGATCGGCTGCTTGGCGTTGTACGCTGCCTGCCAGCACTTCTCGATGTAGGCGCCGAGGTTTCCGACGAGTGCGTCGGCGCGCTTCTGCGCAGCCGTCTTCTGCTGTTCTTCGGCGACCACCGCCTCTTGTGCGGCGATCTGCGCGTTAGATAGAAACTCAACCAGTCCAGGCATCACGTCCACCCTGCGGCACTTGACACGGTTACCGGGCGCGCCTTCACGACGGCCGTGTTTTTGATCGTCCCGCCAGAGGCCATGAGCGCAACGTACTGCACGGCGTCATGCGGGTGGGAGTAGGCGTTCTTCGCCGGCTCCGTTTTGAAGTCCGGGATGTAGCCGCCGACGTTCTTACGCTCGTACAGGTAGCGTCCTTGGAAGCCTCGGCGGATGGTATGCGCTTTCTTCGATACGAGTAGGCCGGGCTGGCCGTCTACCATGTGCATGAGGAACGCGTCGACCGCCTCGATGCGCTTCTGAATGTCGTTCGTCGACGCTGGCGTGCAGACGATGCCGGCTTCCGACGAGCGGTCGAAGCTGCTCTTGTCGTCGCCCTCCTTGGCTACGCCGGCCGGGTCGCCATAGGCGCGCACTTCCATGCCAGCGTAGTTCAGCTTCAAGTGCGGAACGACATAATTATTCACAAAGTCTCCGACGCCCGTGCCGTGCCGGTCAACCGGCGTCACGATCTCGTCGATGATCCGGAGCTGCCCGCGTGGTGTTAGTTGAGCGATCGCGCAGGCTGGTGTGCGCCCCCAGTCGAATCCGAGCAGCAGCGGAAGGCCGCGCATCGGCTCGATGTCGGCAGCCGGACAGTGCACGTCGTCGCGGTAGTTCGGATAAACCGGCTTGCCGTCCATCGTCGCGCCGTACTGGCCGCACAGCATGACCTTGATCCAGTCGTCTCGCTTACCGGGAACCTGGCGCAACCAGTAGTCGAAGCCGTTAACGTGGTTCATCACGTTCTCGGCCTCGGGGTTCGGCTCCCATGCGCCCGTCCCGCCGCGACGGCGGATGGCCGGCGGCTGATCGAAAAACTCGAACCCATGAGGCCGCTCGATCTCGGCGAGTTGGTACCACCAGTGATCCGTGTCCGGCGGGTTAGTGTCCATGATGATGCAGGACCGGTAGTCCGGGCAGTCGCGTTTAGCCGGGAATCGCCCAATGCGTCCGGTCATCATGTCGAGCGTGCCCTTCGACAACTCCGACGCCTCGTTAAGCCATCCTCCCGTCGCATCCAGCGACTTCAACTTGCGCATGTCCTTCGGCTTGTCCATCGATAGGAACCACATCTGCAGTTCCAGCTTCGTGCCGTCAGGCAGGTCCATGCACAGCCGCGACTTGATCGGCGAGCTCTTGACGGTCTCGGCCATCGGGAACCAGTCCTCCCACGTCTGCAGCGTGGTCGAGAGCAGTTCCGGATACGTGTTGCGGATCGCCAGCCAGCGCGAGCGCCGCACGCCGTCCGATGAAGGCGGCATGCGCATGGCCTCGAAGAAGACCTCCATGACGCAGGCGACAGACTTGCCCGTGCCTATCGGACCCTTGATACCGCGAACAAGTGCACGCGACCGGTGGAACCGCGATGCGGTCGGCGTAGGCCGATAGCGGATCGTGTTTTCCTCAGCCATCGACCTGCACGTCCAGGATGTAGCCGCCGGCCTTGATCTCTTTCACGGGCTCCGGCGTGATGCTGACATCGAAGTTGAAGACCTGCGGCGGCTTGGCCGTTTCCTTGTCGAGCAGGCCAGCGGCCTTCGCCAGCACTTCCAGCGCCTTCATCTTGGAGTTCTTCGTACCTGTCACGACTACGCTGCCTCCCGGCAGAATCGCGAACTCCATGTCACCCATGGCGCGGGCAGCATGGTCAGGCAGGTCGTGGATGTTGAGCGGCTTGCCTTCGTCGTCGAAGTAGTCGCGCGGGTCTGCTCGGGCGATGTATTCCAGCTCACGCAGGATCTCGCTGCGGGTCATCGCTGCGTCGTCGAACATCTTGGCGCGCGCACGGGCGATGGCTGCGCGTACTTTCGGCGTGCGCAGCATCCGGTTCGCCTCATGGACAGGGCGCGTATGCCGCGGCCATACCGTCAGCGCCGAGGCGCGTTTGTCGCCGCACTCGATGTAGGCGCGGACGAACGCCGCTTGCTCGCCGTTGAGCCCGACGAGATCGTCTTCATCCCACTGATCCACGGCGATGTCCGTCATGTCAGACGCTTCGTCACAATGGCGCGCGCCGTGGAATCCTCGCCACGGTAGAGCGCGACGTTGGCTGAACCGGACGCGTAGTCGCCTGACTTGAACCCGGCGCGAACCAGGCAGGTCCCCTTGACAACTGGATGCGACACATAGGCGGCATTGCCGTAAATGCCAATATCGATCCAGTCGATCTCAACGTCGCGCCAGACCGGCTTGATCTGCAGCGTCAGAGTCCCTGCGAACGTGCCCCATATCGCAACCGCGAAGTCGAACTCAGTGACGGTCAACTCCTTGCTGAACGTATCGTCAGCCGCGATGACGTTGACGATGAGCGGGTTCGTCACTTCTCCGGCTCCGCCCATTCGATCAACAGCGTCATGCGCTCGTTCTGCCGGCGCAGCGCGGCGCGCAGCGGGTCGATCAGGCCAAGTGCTGCGCGCAGTGTGTCACCATCGGCGACCGGCTCCGGCTCGACTTGCAGCAGTTCAGCGGGCGGCGTCGCCAGGCTCAGGCACGCGTCCGTCATCGGAGCTGACGGCTGGCGCTTCGCCGGAGCCATCGAGCAGCCAGCGAGGAACAGCACGGTCAAGGCAGCGAGCCAGCTCAGCGTCCGCGCTGGCAGACCACGCCGCGAGCTTGGATTTCGCATCACGCAACTCCCGTTCAATGCGGCGATTGGCCGCCGCGGCTTTGCGCGACGCCTCGTCACGGCGCCGCAGTTCGTCTTGAGCGAAGTCAGCGATGGCCTTCGCCTGGGTGCGCGCGTCGTCGCGCTCGCCGACAGCTGCCTTTATCTTGCTCTTCAGGTCGGTTACATCGTAACGCAACTGTTTGCGCTCGCGGAATGCTGCGGCAACGGAGTCGATGCCGTAGTAGATGCCGCCGCAGACGACAGCGACGAGCAGCGCGCGTAGCGCCCATTTCACGATCAGCGCGGTCATTCGTCGTCATCCTCGCCAGGCCATTCGATCAAACCAACCTCGCCGACCTGGGAGGCGATCATTGATACCGGGTCAACAATATCCCAGTCCTCCGCCAAGACATCATCCGCGTCAAACGACGGCGAGTAGCTGTGTACTGGATGCGGCCATCCCTCGGCCATCCACAGCGTAGGCTTCTTGTTACCTCGATCCGTTGGCGCACAGTATCGAACGTGCCAATTACCATACCATCCCGGCCGCCTCACCAGCCTCCCGTGCACTGCCGCGATCATGGCTTCGCCGAAGTTCATGCGTCGAGCAGTAGGCCGTCTGGCTCGAACGCATCGCTGCGCCAAGCCTGGGCGTTAATCCAGCGGCCTTCGCTGCCATCGTGAACACCGTCGTTATTGTAGTCGTGGATCGATGCCAGGTTGTCCGCACCGTCGCTAAGTTGTTCTACGTGCGACGTGATCCTCCGGTCAACTCCAGTGATCGGCGTCGGCCCGCCCCCGGCAATCGCCTCGTTGACCGCCGCCCAGGCAGCATAAGCATCGGCGCCATTGGTCGCCGTCAGCAGCCAGGTCTTGCACGGCGTCATCTGCGCGACGTAGATGCGGCACGCAGCAGGAACCGCAGCGCGCACCGTGTCTACCAGGTCCTGCAAGTCTGCGATGACAGTTTCCGTAGTCGCGGTTCCCTCGCCGACGCGGCCCTTCACGTCGTTCAGGCCGATCTGGATCACGACTGCATCGAGCTTGCTCTTGTCGTCCAGCGCCGTGAAGAACGTCTTCATGTCCGCGATCTTGCGGCCGCTCTCGGAAACATCGTATCGGCCGCAGACGAGGCCGCCGCAGAACGATGCTACGCGCGGCGCGATTGGCGCAACACCGGACAGGCCGGCCACAGTGGAATCGCCTAGAACGCAGGTAAACGCGAAGCCGCGCTTAACCCAGGCGACGGCGTTCGCGGTCTCCGTGGGCGTCAGCAGGCGGTTGATGACGATGAACCGGTTGATGACACCGCGTAATGATGCGACGCCGAGCTCCACAGTCGCTGTCGAGCTCCAATTGCCTGCGCCGCCGGCAGTGCCGCTGCCCGTTCCAGTCCGTTCGATGCCGCTGCTGTAGACCGTGATCTCGTCAGCGAGCGCGGTCTGCGACAGGTCGAACTCAAGGCGCTCGACGAATGCAGCGCCGCCTGCGCCGGTCAGTCCATCCGTCGCGCCGAGCGTGATGCTGCCGCTTCCGGTGTCGCCGCGGATGCGGCCAACAGGCGTCGGTGTAAGTCCGCACCAGATCGTTCCGGCAGTCGTCGCCCAGTTGCCTATCGCGATAGCCGTACCTGACGCCGTGGCGGCGTCGTACAGGCACGAATAGATCACGGTCATCTTATCGCTATTGCTGAAATCGATCGCCGCGCTGGTGATGCGTTGCGGAGACCCGAACATATAGGTGCCCATGTTCGTGCGCGAGGTGACTTCGCGAAGCGTAACGCTCTTAACTGATCCGGCGAACGTTGCGTCGGCCGAGAACTCGAACGCTACATTGCCCGTGACGGCTGCAAATACCTGGGTGTACGTGCCGCCGGCAGATCGGGCAGTAGTGCTGACAGTAGTTCCTCCGGTGAAGCGCGGAGTGAGCGTGCCTGCCGTGCGCGTCATGGTGTAGCTGAGCTGGTACACCTTGCCGGCGACGAGCGTTGGCGACCACGACAGTACGGACGCCACGCCGGCTACCTTGACGACAGACGCGCCTACGCGAGCCCATCCGGTCCCCGGTGTGAACCCGGTATCGTCGACGATACGCCCGTTGGTCAGAAGCTCAGACCCGAGCGTCCTCGGAGCGCCGCGCCATAGCGGCTTATTCGCCGCCGTCGCTTGGGTCAAGTTCTTGCCGTTCGGGCTCATGTCCTTGATATAACCGATAGGGTCATTCGCCGAGGTGACGGCCGTCGTCCGCCAGGGCCGCGGAGCCAAGCCCGCCAAGCGGCCGGCGCGTCGCCGAGCCCGTGGCGCTGTAGACGACCATCACGCCGTAGTGTCCAGCGTGACGAGCAGCGCCGTCGTCACGACGGGCCGGCTGACGCGGTAGGTGCCAGGCGCGAAGATCGCAACGTCCATGCGATCGTCGCCGAGGATTACCGGGGCGAAATTGCCGCGGTAGTCCTCGTAGACCGGCTGCCACGTCGATCCGATCTTGCGTTCGAGGGGAAGCTGGACGCCGGACGGAAGACGCCCGCCGGCAGACGACGAGACCGACACGGACACCGGTGTGGTCGTGACCACAATGTCGGACGTGGACGCCGCGGTGGTGCCAGAAGCGAGGATGGTGTACTGAGCCATGGTTACCTCATTGCGACAGCCATTTGCGCATCACTGGCCACTTGAGCCCGATCACGCGAACGCCGACGTAGTAGATGAAAGGGGATGCCGCGCCGACGATTGTGCCGGCCACGAGAGCGGCAACCGTTGGCATGACGAGAGCGGTGATGGTGAACCCGGAGAGAATCGCTACGGCTTGGCACCAACGCTTAGTCGCGAGGTCGCTGCAGCCAGGAGGGATGACGAGCTTCTTCACGATCTGCGTGAACGTGATGCTGCCAGCCAGCGCGAGCAGCATCGGCCACAGGCCCGCGGGCGAGGTCGTGGCCATGTGCACGAGCAAGTCCCATGAGCTGCGGATGAGGTCGATCACGTCAGATGCCGTCTCGATCAATGCTGCCGCCAACACCTTCGGCGGTTTTTTCGCCCATCTTCACGATGGCAACTTCGGTGCTGAAATTACTAACAACGTCACGCATTTCGCTCTCCTTATGGAACGGTTACCGCCCCTGCCTCGGTGAAGTCGTACTTCTCATCAGGGCCCAGGTAGATGTCAGACGTGTACATCGCGTTGTTTACGAAGACGCAGTAGACATTGCCGCCAGACGTGGCGGTGTTCTCGATGGAGTCGCCGGCAACGACGGGGTAGCCAATGCCGTAGTTCACGGCGGTGGCGCGGTTTCCGCCGCCGCCAGATCCGCCGATGATGATAATGGGGCTAGTGGGCATCGTCTTTCCTCAGTTCGTTCGCGATTCGTTGCTGCCAGACCTGAATCCAGGCTTCCTGTTGCGACTTCTGCTCGGCCTGCTGCCACATGAGCCAGATCGAGAACAGCATCATCACGACCACGGATGTGAGTGAAACGCAAACCGCGATCGCACTGGTAACGCCTCCGGCATGAATCGTCGTCGCCGACGTGCTGACCGGTCCTCGCGCAGCTTCGATCAACAGCCGCGTCGTTTCATTCGAGTCCTTTACTACTGCAACCAGATCCAATACCGCGCTTCGCAGCGCTTCAATGTCCGTTGAGTCCGCCATTTTTAGCCCCTGTCATGAGTGCAACTGCCGTTTTGATTTCGGCAACCACTCCCTGAAGTAGGCCGACTTGTTCTTTGATTTCCCTCAACATTTCGCGGATCTCCGTACGAGTGTAGTGCTCGCTGGAGAGCCGCCTATCGAGAGCCTGGTTTTCGCCCGAAACACGGGCCGCCAGCTCGGACACGTCGCGACGAAGCTCGGCGTGCTCGGCCTTGACCTGGCGAATGTCTTCCTTGAGGTCGTCCGTCTGCCGGTTAGGGCTACGGAAAAAGTGCAGCGCCAGCATGGCGACGAGCGATACCATGACGGCGATCGTATCGGCGCTCAACGCGGTGATCCTGGCGGCGCATGTCTGGCTACTGTGGTCAAGCGTTTGCCTCAGCTGTCGTCTGCTGCGCGGATTGAACCACAAAACGCTACAGACCAGTAGGGTCGGCGGCGTCAGGGCCGGTCCATGGGTCCAGCGGAGGCGTATCCTGCGTCACCGCAGTAGCCACTCCGCGTGTCGGCGACGCGACCACGCATCGCCCCAGGTAGCACGTCCAGCAGGCGCAATCGACCGGGTGTCCGGTGCGTTGATCGATAGGACCGCGGTAGTCGTATCGCCGACTCATGGCCGCATCAGCAGTACGGACACTTCTTCGCGCCGGCCGGCATCATGCGGCCACAGTCTTTGCATTTCTTCTTGCTGCCGGTAGGGCGGATGAACTGGAACATGGCGGCCTCCTGTTGAGCTAGCGCGCATGCTATAGCGGCGGAAGGCCGAACGCCATACGCGCCACGGTCAGGCGGCGTCCACGGTCAGCCAGACCATTCGTCCCGCCGTTGATGCGTCGCGTCGCGGCTTCGAGGTCGCCAGACAGCCGCGACATTCCGCGTGATCGCCAGAACCATCCGGCGACGCGGGCGCTAATATGCGGCAGCTCGATCAGGTCTGGCTCCGACTCAAGGTCGAAGCCAAGCGCCTGGCCAGCCTCGCGGTAGTTCGCGCGACCGGTGAGCTGCGGTGGACCGCCGCCACGGTATCGGAAGCCGTCGCCGGGCTGCGTGTTGCCTAGGTCGGCACGGCCTTCATACCCACGCTGCGCCACTGTCGGACCCCATATCTCGCGCACGTAGCGCAGCGACCCTGACTCGTGGCCGATCTGCGCGAGGAACATCGCGCAGTCGTCTGGCTCCGTGATGCCGAACTCAAGCATCGCCCCGGTCAGGAACGGTGCCCACAGTGCCGCTCTGTCGAACGGCATGGGGCAGGCTAGGATGAGTTCGCCGGGGGTCATGCTGACAGCCGATCACGCAGACGGAAGCCGAGCAGCGGCCAGATCTTCTCGACCGCCTTCGAGCGCGCGACCTTTCGGCCGATCTCGGCGTCGAAGTTTTCCGGCGACGCGCAAGCTGATTCGCCAGTGACGGTGAAGCCGTTGCGGAGGACCAGCACGCAGATCGTCAGAAGAGGGAGCGCGCGTCCATTGACGTCATCCGGCATGCTGCCGACATAGACGTCATGATTCGCCTTGTACGCGCCGAACACGCCGTCCTGGGCCGTGAAGTAGTGCTCGCTGCCAACGGCCGCCTCGACATCAGCCGGCGTCACCCGCGGCGCCGTCAACCCCTTAGCCTGAATTTTCTTTTCGATGTCGTTCATCTCACGCTCCCGGATTACCGCGCGATGCCGCCATGAACTCGCACCACTCGTCCAGCGCGGCCTCGTCCTCGGCGCGCACGGCGTAGAAGATCGGATCGCGGCCCTTCGGATACATGCCGGTCACCATGGCGACGTGGTGGAACAGGTCGAGCTCCGGATGCCCGTTGACCACGGTGATGTCGAACACGGAAGGCGTAGCGTTGAACCGGCGCAGACGCTCCTGCTCGGCGGCCGTGTCGGCGGTCTCGAAGCCTCGGCTGAACGCCGGCAGCGGATTGCCGTTCGTGTCGCGCCAGTTGCCGTCGGCGTCGCAGCCGCAGTTGAGCATGATGCGGACCTTGATGTCGTTCGTCGGCGCCATCGCGGCCCGCGTCGTGCAGTACAGCCACACATCGGAGCCGAGCAGCTTGCGGCTGAGCTCGGTCTGGAACATGCCGATGGATGCGGGCGTGGGCCGGACAGTGGCGTCCGTCGAAGGTGCCGGTGCCGGAGCAGGCACGTCATCGCCAACCGAGACCGGCGTGAAGCTGATGCTGGAGCCGAGATCCGATACGTCGTGCGTGCTCGACTTGCCAGGCATCAGCAGGCGATTGGCGCCGTACAGCAGAGGCTGATCGCCTTCGTTGAAGACACGAATTTTTGCAGTCATGCGTAGTTACTCATTTTGAGGTTGACGAAATCGCGTACCGCCTGACACTCGCGAGGAATCGCGATAACGAGTACGCGGGAATACTGAGTATCGTTGAGTCGCAGCCCGGCGACAACGACGGTGTGGCCGCGGACGGTATCCGTAGCGGACTCGGCGAGTGACCAACCGAAGGCCTCGATGGCTTCTCGGGCGTCTTCGCTACGCGAACAGCGCGAGCGGCGATCAGGCTTCATCGGGTTCTCCCCACTCGATCGCAGACAGTGCAATTTGCACGAGCGTGAAGAACTCGACGAGACCGCCGACGAACGCCGTGACGATTGAGCCGTAGACGTAGCCGGTGTCGTAGCAGTGCAGCGCGGCGAGGAAGGTGGCGGTCGGGATGGCGATCAGGATCAGGATGGCGGCAGCGAATTTCATTGCGACCTTCCTGCATAGTCGTGTCCGAAGTTGAACCCGCCGAGGACGCCGAGGCCGAAGCCGAGCGCCGCGGTAGTGCCGAGAGCCAGCCACACGCCAGCGCTGCCAGCAACGCACCACAGCGCCGAGCGCTGCCATTGCGGCAGCGCTTTGTACCAGTCGATGATCTTTTTCATGTCGTGCCCCAAGGCCGCGGATGCGGCGGGATGAGGCTACTGCTCAGGATTTTGTGTGTCAACAGATGTTTTCGTGGCGGTCGACGTCGCGAAATATTCTTCGGCAGCCTTCGTAATGTAGGCTCCATAGAGGCCATCGCGATCGATACTATCTGCGACAACTATCGGAACCTGTCTCGATAGATTCATGAACAGTACTCCGTCTGAGTTCATAACGACGAAGCTATCGAAGTGCCTCGACTTAAGAGTTCCTTGAATTGCTTCCCGGTAACCACTGCAAGCGTCACGCAGAATCCCTGGCTATTCGACTGATAATTGATTGACTTGATCATGCGTTGCGCAAGGCCCACGAAATCCTCCTGATCGCCGCATTCACGGTGGCGTGATCTCGATGAAGTGGGTGAAGTCGCGACGCGTGCCAGTGTCGCCGGTGCTGTAGTAACCATTGCCATCGTCCCAATGGCTATACGCGTCGATCCAACTGAGCAGATGCGCGTACCAAGGGAAACTCTCGTGAATCATTAGGAACTTGCGCTCTTTGTCGGGACGCTCCGGCAACTCCGCAATCGGTTTCCATGGCAAAGTCATTTGAAATACTCCTTCGCCGCATCCGTCAGTATCGCATTCACCGGCGGGGCAGCGATGAGTTCAGCAATCCAGACGTAATTGCCGGCGATCTTCCACATCGGTGCCGTGCCGTTCGGGATCATTTGCACTCCGTCGCAGCGACTAACCTCTTCGCGCGTCGCAACGATGTTCTGATAGACATCCTGGCATAGGATTTCTAGTAGCGTGCTCATAGGCGACGTGCCTCGTCATTGTAGGTAGAAACGATGATGCAGAAGAAGTCACGCTGGATCTGCAGCCAGAAGTTCAGGCGCGTATGAGCGCTTTCCCAGGGCGCGTAGATGCACTGGCAGACTGCGGCGGTTAGTGGGTTGCGTGTCATCACTTCACGCCTCGCGCGCGGTCAAGCGCCGCATCTAAATCGTTGACGGAATGCGGCTCAGTCACGCCGAACCGGTGAGCAACCTCGCGCTGGAACCAGTAATACTCGCGAACCTGGCGGTATCGCTCCGCGTCGAGCCGCATCTTCTCCGCTTCATCCATCCACGACTGATACTCAACATAGTCGCCGCTGTCGGCTTCTTCCATGTATGCGGCCGGGCAATCGCCTGAGCCGCCGAATTGAAGGTCTGGACTGTAGCGTTTCATTTTTCACCTCGCGCTCGGTCGATGGCTTGGCGGGCGGTGTCGCCGATACCTAGCGCCCATGCGCCATGGGCTATGTCGTCCGCTATAACGCGGTAGTCGTACGTCCCGCCAGATGCGTCAGCTGTTGTGTACATGCAGCCATTCCTTGCGATCATCCACTCAAGCCGAGCGCGATCCTCTCGCAGCTCGGCAAGCTCATCCTCCGTCACCAGCACTGCCGGCTGTGGCGGTGGATCGGATGTCACGACAGCCATGTCGCGCTCGCCGATTTGGAGACAGGGCGCTGAGTGCATTTCGGATGCGTAATCTCTATCCGGTGATTGCCTTTCCTGAAGGCTGTTGCGCCAATCCGTCTGCGGATGACACGTGTCCCCGCCGCGCCTTATTCCTGCGCGGCGACCAGCCGAAACCCACTCACTACCAGACGGATCTGGACGAAACTCGTGCCAAAAACGACGGCCGCTGCCGTCCTCAACAGCAAAGCTCGCCCATTCTGGCGAGCGATGCCATGGGTAGCCCCTGTTTGTCATGGCGTGGACTCAGGAAGCGGCGGGAGCGGCATCCAGTGCGTCAGACCGTGGCCGGCCCAGTAAGCCGAATCGTGGTCGAAGTCGATGATGTCATAGCCGCCATCCAGAACGCTGCATGCGAGCCCAGCCGTGTCATCGCAGGGCGCCTCCGCAATCGGGCGCCACTGCGGCGCGGGGAAGGCGAAGACGTATCGGCAGCCGTCGGGCAGAGGCTGCCACCAGTCGAACTTATCCATGAGCGCCCAGTCGGTCACGCCCATCGTCCCGTCTTCCAGAACAATCGCAAACGCCACCGCGCCAGGCGGCGGCGTCACCTCGGCAATACACGTGCCAGTCATACTGACTCCATGCTGCATTGCAGCAAAAACACCCTTCCGGGCGACAACAGATGTTTACCACGTCGCGCTCCTTATAGCAACAGGTCGATTTCACGGCGTTTTGCACGACCTCACAGAACGCGCTGTGAGCCTATATCTCAACCTACCCCGCTACCACCCTACATGGTAGGCATATTCGCGAGCTCTCGGAGCGATTCAGCCAGGTAATCTCCAGTTTCGGCCTCCGGCCCATGTTTACACCAAAACCCCAATGTCGGGGTTTGTCCCTAGGAAAAGCCCTAAGGGGGTAAGAGTACGATTTTGGGGGTAATCATTACTTCGGCGCAGAATTGATGAAGAAGGGAAGGGAAGGGAAGGGATTTAGGGGTAGCCCACGTGTACAGACAAACCCCGACATTCAAAAAGTTTTCCACCGTTGTCAGCCTTTGTCTGGCCAAATTCAGCTACATTTGTTGTTTTTCATTTACTGTTCGTACATGTAACTGAACAAAAAAACACGTTTGTTGTCATTTAACTTAAAACAAGCGTTTGAGATGGTTGTTTGAACCGTGTACGTAAGTCATTGGTTGATAACGACGACAATGCCCGACATGGCCTGTGGATAACCATGGCAACAAATGTTCCGTTGCAGTGCACCAATTAACATCGGCGTTAGAATTTTGTTAATGCCCTCGGAATGGGTATAACAGGGGTCGACCACGGGGCTGTTTTTCGTGCTGCAACGCAACATTTCGGAGGGACAAAATGACCCGCGACGTGCTTCGTATCGCCCTTGAGCAACAGGGTTGGGTGTGTTTCTACTGTGGCCGCGAGCTGGTAATCCCGCATCGCCGTTGCGACCTGGCGGCCAGGAACGCTGCTACGGCAGACCACCTTGTGCCGCGTCTGGTAGGCGGCACCGACTCACTCGACAACATCGTCGCCGCCTGCGCGCGCTGCAATGTGGCGAAGGGGCACCGGAGGCCGACGCGCGATGAGCTGGCGAGGAAGGCTGGGTTCGGGGCGATGTAAACAGTTGTTGACACGTGAACGTGCACGAGTTACGATGGATCCACGGTCAGACACGGGCCGGGTTGAGAGGGGAACGAAATGACCGAGCGCACGATAATCTGCCCGCCGAGCTACATGGCGAAGATCAGCGGCATCAAGTGGATTGAGGTTGGCTCACGGAAGGTCTGGTGCATCATGGAAACGATGACCTTCACGATCCCGAGATCGGCGCTTCCCAAGGTGCTCCCGGAAGACTACATGGCCTTAACCGAGCACTGCTACGACGCAGTTCGCGCCGGACAAGCGTCGTCTTGCAGCCACCGAGGACTCGCTGCTTGAATCGCCACACCAGACACCAGGAGTACGACATGTCTCGTTACAACATCCAATTTACCGCCGAATGCGACGCCGACCGCACTGCTCGATCCCTGGCTCACGAATACGGCACGGTCATCGCGACCAACCCAGACCTCTGCCTGGCCATCGTCGATGTTCCTGACGAGGACGACGCCAATTTTCAGGCGCTCATGAACGGCGATGATTCCGTTATCGAATACTGGTGAGGGAGGATCGACATGACCAAGGCACAGAAACTCATCGCCGAAACTCCCAACGGACTGGAGCTGTGCCATCGGCTCTTCATCGGAGGCCACAGCCTCGTGGAGTTCGGAGATACCGATACCTACATACTCGACGACGGCTCCCAGATCCGCATCGAAAACGTGTCCTATAACCCCATCGCCGAGGCGATTCCAACGCCGGACCAGATCCGCGCCATGATCGGCGCGCTGCGAGACATTGCCGTTAACTCGCCCGCGCATACGCCGGCCGACGAGCTCCGCAATCAGGCGCTCAATGCGCTGCGGATGGCCGGCCTGGCGGGTGATGCATGAGCGCGTCAGAACGCAGCAAGCGGCGCTACGATAGGGCGGATGCCGTTCTGCCGAAGATCACGCTAGGCCCCGCAGAAGCCGCGGCGCTGGTCGCCATTATCGGTCGAGGGAGGGAAACGGTCTCAGAGCTCATTCGTCGCCTGCTGCGCGAAGAAGCAGCGCGGTAGTCACGCCGATGACAAACGTCACTAGCCCCGCTTCGGCGGGGCTTTTTGTGCGCGCTGTTCGGCTTCGATTTCTTCCATGACCTTGCGCCACAGCGGGAACTTCTGCTCTCCGCTGTTCCAGCGATACGCTGTGTGGTAAGGAACCAAAAGCTCGTTTGAAACAACGGTGACGGCTTCGCCTCGAAGCGTCCTGCGAAGTAGTGCCAACACCGTTTCGTCGGAATGTTTCTGCTTTTTGTGGTTCAGCCGTGGACCGCACTGCTGATGGGAGATCCGTTTATCAGCAGGGTTCACCGCGCCATGGTTCTTCGTTGTCCAGCCGAATAGTTTCACGCTGCCCTCACCGTCCTCTGCATCGCCCTGACTAGCGCAGACGCTCGCATCTGATCGACAACCGCTAGTCGCCTGGCTCGTTCTTCCTCGGCCGTCCGGTAGAACATCTCATGCACGCGCGGATTCACGTCGTAGTGCACGACGCGCCGGCCGCCATCTGGCGACACCGGGAAGATCCATCCTGCGTCCTCAAGGTAGCGAAACGCTGCCAGGCGCTTGTAATCAGGCACCGAAGCCCACGGCGTATAGCCGCGGTGGACCTCGCGGTTGCAGATCGAGTCCATCTGGCGAGCGAGGATCATCGATCCGATAGCGCGCGCGTGTTCAGCGTGTCCGTTATCGTTGAGCAAGTCGTCATAGAACGCGACGAGGTGCCCGACGAGATAGCCGGTCATGAACTCGTAGACCTGCCACGCTGTATCTGCCGATACCTCGACGAGCGGGTCGCGCCGAGCATCTACCGCGTTCGCCATGTGGTAGGTCAGGCAGAGTCTTACGAACAGGCCCGAGTATTTCCCGAGCGCCGCCTTGACGCGCTCCGATGCCGTTCCTAGCTTGCGCACGTCGAGCAGCTCCGTTTCCAGACGCCGCAGCACGTTGACCGCCTCCTGGCTCATGCGCAGCACGCGCCTCGGTCCGTTGTCTGCATGCAGCGTCTGCAGCAGCGTGGCATAGCGCTCGGTTGCCGCTTCGCTCGCGCGTCGGTCCTCGCCGATGTCGCCGGTGTCCTGCGCCATCACGACCATGAATCGTTGCATCAGGCCGTCTTCGGGCAGCTTATACGCAATCGCGCGGATGGACGACGGTTGGATGCCGCCCATGATGCAGGCGCTCCAGTTCGGCACCGTGATCGACTCGCGGCCGATGCGGTCGACGGTCTGCACGCCGCCGTTGTACAGCTCCAGGTACTTCGCGCGGTCCATTCCTCCGGTTCCGCCCTGCTTGTACGCGTCCATTTGCCCGAACAGGCCGCTGAGCTCATCGAAGTTCATGATGAGCCCGCGCGGATTGTCCTTCATGACGATGCCGAGCTTTTCCGTCGTCGTATCGCTGACCATGAGGCGCAGATCCAATGGCTCTTCCGGCTCCTGAGGCGGCGACCCACACGGCCCGCCTTGCAGCAACTGCTTCGACTTGTCCTCGACGTACTTGCCGAGCGCGTCGCGGTAGACGGCCTTGTCGATCGCGCCACGCTTGGCGTTGGCGGCCGACTGAATGCGTAGCGCCGCATCGATCTGCCGCAGCGGCTTGATGGCGCGGCCACTGGCGGGGGACTTCTTGCTCGACGGATCGGCGATCCAGGCGCCCCATAGGCGGGCGGATTCGGTCCAACCCGTTTCTTCGCGTTTACCCTGCAACACGATGTTATCGTTGATGCAGCCGGCGACGGCGACGAGGGATGCGATCGCGATGATGCCGGGGTCTGAGCCGATGATGGACGACTGATCGAACACGAACTCGCGCAGCGCCTTAGGAAGATGCTCGGGCTTGAGTGCCGGGATGAACGGTTTGCCGAGGATGTCGTAGGGCTCGATGACGGGCGAGGCGCGAGTGGTAGCCGGCTCCGCTGCAGCTGGTGCGGGTCGCGGCCGGCGCTCGGTCGACGGCGACACGGACCACGGCGATACGCGCGGTCCGTCGTACGTGCTGACGCGTCCCTTCGCCCATTCTTTCATCTGCTCGGGCGTGAAAGCGGCATCGGCCGCGTCCCATCCGTCGTCATGTCCGGACGGGTCGATGATCTTGACGACGGGAACGCCTAGCGAGGCGAGGTGTGCGGCGAGCTCGTGGAATGCTCTCTGCCCTCCCTGATCGTGATCGTTGTCAGGCCAGAGGATCACGCCAGGATGACCGACGAGCGGCGACCAATCTGCGTGCTTGAGCGCATTGCGACCACCGGACGCGGAGATGGTCACGCACGTCGGTAGCGATGGCTCAGCGCCATCTGCCGCCTTCTCGCCCTCGGTCACGATTACCCAGGCCGCAGGATGCTCGGCGAGTCGATCCAGACCGTATAGAGGACGCGGCGACGACCAAGACTTCCAATGCCACTTTGTTCCATCGTATATCTGTGGAGCGAATACCTTCCCCGTATCTGTATCGTATCGATTGACGTATCCGATCACGTCGCCATCTGCGTTGCGATACTCCCACGTACGCGTAGCTATTCCATGCTTCGGATGCTTCGACGGCGCTGTCGGCGCGGTGATAGTTGCCGGAACCCATTTGATAGGTTCTTCTTCGTGGCTCATGGTATCCCTGTCATTGTGCAGGGGCGTATAGCGCGATACACTGCGCGCACCCAAGTGTCTACGTTGCCCCGGTCTACGGGGCTTTTTTGTGCCTGTCGATACTGCTACTGCAATCGGCGTGCGGTCAAGGTGTTGACAACATCCGTTGTCGTGGTATCATTGGCTCGCCGCTCACGAGTCCGCGGCTTGGTCGCCCGGCCAGCCTCCCCCTTGCTGGCCGGGCGACGACTGAGGAGCGTCAGTCCGAAAGCGCATTGCTTAGTGTGTTTTCGGAGTGGAGGAATTCTCCGAGAGTGCCGGCGCGAAAGCGCTAGGACGGATGACTGGTGATGCAGCACGAGCGAGCCAGTCCCTTGCCGGTTAGGAATGCAGCGCTGTAGTGGAAGCGTAGACCGGAGACTACTCGCAGCCCGCCGCGGTGAAAGGCGGGAAACACTGACGGCCGCAAGGCGCCGGAACCGTAACCGGAACAACTTACCGACAACGGGAGAACATCATGAAAGTGCAGGTCATCGTCAAGCAGAGCATCAATGGCCGCGAAGTCGTCGTGGCAAAGTACGTGATGAATCACGACGAACAGGCCGAACGCCGCGTCCTCGGCGAGCAATGTCGGAATGCTTTCGAGGGAGGGCAGATGGTCATCACGTACCCGGTTACCTGAATCAGCATAGCCACGTATCTCCGGGGATAACTTTCTGGTTTGTGCGTTCGGCGGCGTTGAAGGAAACGCTCACGATAACGCGCTCGGTTGCGGCAGAATCAAGCAACGAACGACGGGCAATTAAGTTCCAGCGCGTTCAGTCCCGTCAGCCAGCAGGTATCAAGCCCTGCCCGAGCGCACAAACCAGAGGGTTGCGTTGAAGGATGGCGGTTGCACAAGCCCGGCAAATCCGGGTGGGCTACGGAACATCGCTTGCGGCGACATGACCTTGTATAGCCCGACTGTCCGCAAGATTAGCGTCAGCAACCGCCATCCTTGAGCGCAACAGGTTGCTTTGAAGGAATCGCATCGCCATCAAGCCGTGCCGGTGAAGCAACCACCGGAACCCATGCGGGAAAGCGAGATGGGTTGCACGGTGCGATTCCTTGAGAGCAAAGTTCGTTTTGAAGTCTGTCGGCTGGCACTGCGAAGTCTCGCGAGAAAGCGAAAGGTCGCCAGTGCAGCGCTTGCGGATCGGCGCCGTGAAGTAATGCAGCCGACAGACTTGAGAGCGAAGGCCGAGTGATGATCGGCACACCGGAGATGTTATGCGCATTCAGTGCCCGGTCTGCAAGGCGATAGTTGATGCGCCGACAGGCAAAGTGAACCGCGCAATCAAGGTAGGCGCCCCACTTTATTGCGGCCGAGTCTGCGCGGGAATAGCGCGTCGCAAAGGCAAGTCGATCGATCAGCGCAAAGCCGAGAAAAGCGAGTACGACAGGCTGCGTAGGGATCGTCTTGGCGAGAAGATCAAAGCGCAGAAACGCGCCCACTTCAAGGCCACGTACGACCCTGTTGTGGCGGCAGCGTACAGAAAGAAGCGAATGCCGATCCACGTCGAATACTGCCGCAGGCCGGAATATCGAGCGTGGAAATCGGAGTACGACAGGGAGTACCGCGCCAAAAAGGACTTTGGCGAGTTTTGGGAAAGCGCGGTGCTGCTGGCGAACATCGACACCGAGGTCGCAAAGAACGCATCGCGCTACGAAATCATGATGATTAACGGAACTATCAACAAGGCTCAACGCAGGAGACGAGAGTATGAAAGATCTGACCGCTAGCAATCTGAAACAGGCGCTGTGGGAAACGCTGAACGCGCTGAAAGGCGAAGACGGCAAGGAGGGTGGAATCCTTCCTGCCCAGGGCGATGCCATCGCCGCACAGGCACGCGAAATCCTGCGCACCGTGAAAGTTCAGCTTCAAGTCTGCTCGCAGGGGAAGCGCAACGTACCGACGAGCGTCATCGACTTCGCGGAAAAGTGACCGGATAATTCATACCCGGCCGCTCTCTCAGTAATAGATGCCGGCGTAAGGCCGTACCACAGCGGCCCCAGCCGTGGCAAAGCACGAGCTCGGCGGGCGGCATCGGATAGCCGATCGCACATCTTAGCGATCGGCTATTCCGGGCGCTGGCTTTTCAGGCCAGCCACGAACGCACGCACTGCGGCGGCCAAGTCACCCGGCTCACGCACCTCAACCGAGATCCCGCCCGCCCGCTGCACTGACTCGTGCCACTGCCGCTGCTCGGCGCTCATGCGATCCGAGCCTACCTTGCCCTCCGCTGACGTGAATACCGCCACGCGCGCGCCAACCATCTCTGGCGTGATCTCGATGGTCGACCAGCCGATGCGATCACCGGAACCCGGCAGCAGACCGTACGGCACGCGCTGGAACCGGCGGATTATCACGTCACCCTTGTCGACCTTGACCATGCCTGGCTTGCTCACGAACTGCGGTCGTCCCTGCAGCGCCGTCCCAATCTCATTCGGGAACATGCGGCAGTAAACGCCGGTCACGCGCGCCACTGCAGCACACGCGAGTTTCAGCAGGTTGGTGTGGCTCTCGCTCATGCGATCTCCGCCTCGTCCTTTTCCGCCTGCACCTGCAGCCGCTCCGCAATCTCGGCGCGCAGCGCCTTGGGTTTCAGCGCATACAGTCCCGACAGCGAGCAACCCTGCTGCCGGCGCAGCTCAGCCGCCCGCCGCTGCAGGTCCGCTTTCTCGTCCCGCGCTTTCTGCCTGTGCGCCGCCCAGCCTTCCGCGTAGCCGCGCTCGGCGGCCAGGGCGGCGAGCGCCTCCGGCGACCGCGCGGAACCCTCTTGCGAGCGCCGCTCCGCCGCCTTGCGCGCTTCCTCGGCGATGACCGCCTGCAGGTCCGCCTCGCGCAGCGTGCCCTCAACCTGACGCACCTCGCGCGGCCTGGGCGGCGCCTGGGCGAACACCCAGCCGCAAACACGGCCGTCCGGCAGTAGCGCGTCACAGACGCGCGCCGACGCCATGCAGACGGCGTAGCAGCGCTCGCAGCGCTTGACCGCTACGTCTTCCTCGTCCTTGTCCCGCGTAGGCCGGCCGTCGAGCGTATATTCGATGTGTACGCAGGGATAGCCGTGTTCGAGCTGGCAGTTGGCGTGATCAGCGATCACGAGGTCAGACCAATCCGGATGCAGACGGAACCCGCGGCCAACAGCCTGTCGATAGTAGGTCAGCGACTTGGTGGGCCGGCCGAGTCCGACGTAGCTGATCGCCGGGCAGTCCATGCCCTCGATCCAGAGACCGACGTTCACGGCAACGTCGAGTTGGCCGTTCGCGAGATCCTTGAGTACGCCGGCTCGCAGCTTGTCGTCCGTGTCAGCTGAGCATGCTGTGGCGCGTAGGCTAGTGCGGCGGAACGCCTCGGCGACATGTTCGGCGTGCTCGACCGACGCGGCGAAGATGATCGATGGCCGCCCGGCCCCGAGCTTCGCATGGTGATCAACGATCGACCCGATGATCTTCGGCTTGTCGACGACACCCGCCGCGTCAGCAGCGATGTACTCCCCGGCTCGCGTACCGACGCCCGAGAGATCAAGCGCGTCAGGCTGGTAGAACCGGTACGGCTTGATATACCGCTGTTCGATCAGTTCTCGCGTAGACGGCCCTTGCGCGATGTAGTCGAACAGGCCGCCGCCGGCCACGCCGAGCGGCTTGCCATCGAGGCGGCAGAACGTTCCGGTGAGCCCGAGCTTGCGCGGATTTCCGTAGTAGTCGTTGATCGTGCCATACGACGGCGCGCCGGAGCGGTGACACTCGTCGATCACGATAAGATCGAACGCGTCGTAGCGATCGAGTCGGTTGATCATCGTGGCGACGGATGCGACCTGCACCGCGTGACGCCGATCCGGCATGCGGCCGGCCATCACGATGCCGTGCTCGACTTCCCATTCATGCAGTTTCGCAGATGCTTGGTCGATCAGTTCCTTGCGGTGAGCGAGGAACAGTGTGCGCCAGCCGCGTTGTGTCACTGAGCGGATGATGTGCGCAGCACAGGGCGTTTTCCCGCCGGCAGTCGGAATCACGAGTGCGGGCGCACGAAATCCGGCGCGGAACGCATCGCCGCATTCTTTCACGCCGGCTGATTGGTACGGCCTTAGTTCGTACATGCGAATAGGTGCGGGAATCGTTCGGCTATCTGCGCCTCTGTAGCGCGGCCATGCTGGCACCACAACGAACCACGTCGATGCGGACCCGCCCAGTTGTACACGCCATCGATGCCACCGCAGGTGCACGCGTAGCGCTGGTGCTCGCGCAGGCGGCGCCAGTTATCTATGCGCCATGTGTCACGTCTGCGCCCGCAGTAATGGCATGCGGGATGGCGAAGGTACTTCCCCGGGTGACGCGGCAGCGTGCGTCGCCGGCCGCATGATCGACAGCGGCATGGGTATTGGGCGTGGTATTTCACGCGGGGCTCCGACGCAATGATTCTCTCCAGTCACCAGTGAATCGGAGAAACGCACCACCACATTGCCCAATCCGGCGCCTGCGACCAGTTGGGACCTGGCCACGGCTCGTATGTCACTAACGCCGGCTGAGGTTTCGTTTGCGCCAGGATTTCGCTGTAGCGCGTGTTAGCCCATTCGCGCCAATCTTTCTCGGCTTCCGGGACCTGTCCAGACCACGACACAGGGCTGGCCTTTTCACTAGTAGCAAAATATCCATTCGGAAACCGCTGGATTACATCGCTTCTGATCGCCCGCTCCATAAGCGCTTGCTTTAGATACATCGCGAGATCCAGCGCTTCTTCGTAGGCGTCTTGTAGAGCATCGCGTCCATTCTCCGTCGTCAGCGGATCGCCGTACTGATCGGCGCCTTTCGCAATCCGCGCCGCCATATCGGCCATGACGTGAGGCAACACTTGAATCCTGCTCATCGCTTCACCCAATTCACCTTTATCGGTTTGACTACATAACCTGGTGGTTACCGCGTATCCGGCCAGCGTACAAGAACCTCGTTCGGCGCCAGCGCTGTTCCGCCACGGAACACAGTTCCGTCCGGGAATATCGCGCCGATGACGTTCGGCACGGACGACTCCCCGTGCTGGCGGGCTGGCACGTAGAACGTCGTCAAGAACTCGCGGATGAATGGATCTCTCCACAGCGTCCGAATCTGCGCCGACGTTGCGCGGCGGACGGGTCCCGGCTCAACGAGCTCAGTGGCCTGTAGTCGCGCTGCCTCGCGCTTCGCCGATACACGCTCGGCGCATCCTCGATGCGCGCGTGGCCACGCCGCCTCAATGCTGGACTGGATGTCGCCATCAGCCTCTGCGTCAACATCGAATTCTCGCCCGCAGGCGCAGACAATATCGAAACAGAGGCGGTCACGATGACGATGCTCAATGCGAATACGCGAGGCTTTCAGGCGCCGCTCAGAAACGGCGTCGAGCACGACCGAGCGCCGCGCATAGGGAGCTTCGCTGGTTCGCCAGTCAGGCATCGAGCAGGTGACCGAACTCTGCCGGGTGATCGTGCGCGAGGCGAATGTGGTATGTCGCCGGAACGGATGCCCTGCGCAGGACCCACTGCCCGACGCATTGCCGGGTCACGCCGAGTCTTTCCGCGGTTATCGCTCGCGAGCCATACGCCTTGATGACCTTCTTAGGGCATACGAATTTTCGTTTACGTGCCATGGTTCCTCCTGGTTGGATAGTGAACGCGAAAATAGTTTTCCGCAAGGTGTTGACAACAATCGTTGCCTGAGTATAGTTGGCTTCGTTGCTGGTAACGGAAGTTTACCGCAGAGCGCCACAAGCGCTCAACTGAGCCCAGTAGTCGAGTATTCCCCGCTCGGCCACACCTGCAGGGCGCGCGCCGTGAGGCGCCATGGACCGACCCGCTGACCGTCCGCGGCAAAGGTCAAGACCTCGCAACGGCATGACGGCGCACGCCGCTGGCGATACAGCGGCATTCACTCCGGGGCGACCAATGAACATTCTTCAACGCGTATTCGATTCTCTCATGGGGCCGATGCCCGTCGCAGATCCTGAGACGGTAGCGCGAGAGACTATCCGCTCGGCAGGGTTCAGTGACACGGTACGATCGCAGGCGCTCGCCCGCTTCGACCGTCGCATGGATCTGCGGCAACCGGTCGACGAGTCGCTGCACGCCGTGATGGCCTGGGCGGAGAGCCGACATGAGTGATCGACGCGATTACTACCTGGCTATGGCCGCGGCCTCAGAGCATGAGGCATGCGCCAGTGAGGCCGAAGCGGAGGCATGCCGGCTTGATCCGCTCGGCGACCCCGAAGTCAAGCTGCGTCGCGAGCAGTTCTACACCGATCTTGCGGCCGGCCAACGCGTTCGTGCCGAGGCGTGGCGCGAACTGGCGGAGCGCGTATGAACCGCGAGGTCATCCCCCACACCACCCGCGAAGACTGGCTCAATGCCCGCCGCTTCGACGTGACGAGTACCGAGATTGCAGCGCTGTTTGGCTGTAGCCCGTACTTGTCCGCGTTCGAGTTGTGGCACCAGAAGGCCGGAAATATCACGGACGAGTTCGAGGAAACCGAGCGCATGCGGTGGGGGCGTCGACTGCAGGATGTGATCGCGGCTGGCGCGTGCGAGGACAATGGCTGGCGCGGAGCGCCGCTGACGGACTACATGCGCCTGCCTGACCACCGCATCGGTAGCTCGTTCGACTGGCTGATCGAGACGGGCGACGACACTCGCTTGCTTGAAATCAAGAACGTTGACGTGCGCGCAATGAGAGACGGTTGGCTCGTCGTCTACGAAACCGATGACGCGGCCGGCTACGTCGAGGCGCCCCCGCATATCGAGCTGCAGATGCAACACGAGATGCTAGTGTCCGGCTATCCGACACTCACGCTCGCTGCGTTGGTCGGCGGGAATGCTGTCCGGCTGCTGCATCGCGAAGCAGATGCCGCTGTACATGCGGCAATCATCGAATCCGTCGCCGACTTCTGGCGCTCGATCGCCGATGGAGAGCCACCGAAACCGGACTATTATCGCGACGCGCCCGTCATCAAGCGTTTGCATCCGAGCATCACTGGCGACGCGCTTGCGCTCGTCGATGGGGATAAGATAACGGACTTGATGCGACTGCATCGCATCGCGTCGCAGGCGGCCAAGGCCAGTGACGAAGATGCTAAGGCGCTCGCCTCAGAGATCGCAGACTTGCTCGGCAATCGCCCAGGCGCCTCCGGTCCGGCCGGCACCATTACCCGATTCCCTGTTGCTGGCGGTCACGTCAGCTACGAGAGAAAAGCCCGCATCGATATGCGGATCAATCACGCCAAGAAGTGAGACCATGGCCACGAAGACCTATATCTACGAACTTCCCGACGCGGCCGGGAAGCTGCGCTACGTCGAAGCGCGCAGTCGCGATCAAGCGATCGCGCATGTGTACCGTCCTCAGGTTCGCGTAACGTCGCGCGCCGACCTCCCACTGCTGCGCAACCCGCTCACCGTTATCGAGGTTGCTGGCGCTCAGGAAATCGACAGCCAGCCGGATCTTCCGAGGTTGCCGACGACCGATCCGCAGATCGAGGAATGACCCATGGCCATCACGAAGATTGCCGACCTTGCGATCAAGGTCGGAGAGTACGAGAAAGACGGAAAGACGAAGGGCGAGTACGAGAACATCGGATCGCTCATGGAAGGCGATGACGGGAGCGAATTCCTGCTCATCAACAACTCGGCGCTGAACCCATCGCTCGCGATGATCGCGAATCGTGAACGCAAGCGTCGCGTGTTGGTGTCGGTATTTCGCGAAAACCCCAACAAAGATGCCGGGCAGAAGGCGAGGCCGGCAGTCGATGCTGCAAAAGACGATTCGATTCCCTTCTAATCCATGGCGCTCCGCACAGGAGCGCCGCACTACGGAGCACTCATGAGCGTCGACCCCACCAACAAGCCCGCATTCCCGGCCAAGCCGGCGCCCATCGGCATCAACGCTGGCGCAGTAACGATCGAGTCGGATCGCGCGGTAGCGGAGGCACAGGGACGACTGGCCATCGCAAAGCGCTTCCCGCGCGACGAGACGAAGGCATTTCAGCGCGTCGTCGAAGCATGCTCGCGCATGAGTCTCGCCGAGTCGGCGGCATACGCGTATCCGCGCTCTGGACAGACTGTCACCGGCCCGAGCATTCGCCTCGCCGAAGAACTGGCTAGATGTTGGGGCAACATCTCCTACGGCATAACTGAGCTGTCTCGCGGTGACGGCTACAGCGAAATGGAGGCATGGGCCTCCGACGACGAGGCGAATGTACGCACCTCGCAGAAGTTCACTGTGCGCCACATTCGAGACACGAAGGGCGGCAGCAAAGAGCTGCGAGAAGAACGCGACGTGTACGAGATAACGGCGAACATGGGTGGACGCCGCCTGCGTGCTCGCATCCTTGCCGTGCTTCCGACGCATATCAAGGATGAGGCCATCGAGCAGTGCAAGCGCACGATGGCCGGAAAGGCGGAAGAACCGTTTGCCGATCGCATCAACAAGGCCGTCGCATACTTCGCGCGCCTTGGCGTCACGGCCGACAAGATCGAGAAACGCGTTGGCCGGCAGATCGCTGAGATGACACCGGATGACCTTACGGATCTCCGCGCCGTGCTGAACTCGCTGAAAGACGGCGCCGCGAAGATCGACGACTTCTTTCCGCGCCAAGAAGTCGAGGCTCGTCCTCAGCCCGGCGACCGCATGCGCGGCATCGTCCAAGCGAAGCAGGAAGAACGTGATCAGGTAGCCTACGACAGTAGCCCGCTGTAGTTGACAACAGATGTTTACGGAAGTAGGCTAACGTCAATCACCGGGGAATCGCATGACTACTCGACTGAAAGCCCTTGCGATAATCGCGTTTCTGCTGCCGGCACTGAATGCTGCAGCAATACGATTGCTTGAGGTGAACGGCGATGCGCCAGTTGTCGAGAGCGTCGTGGCTGGCGTTCGCGTGCCGCGTGATGGCGTTGTAATCATCATTCCTGACCGAATCTTTGCAGCGAGCTACTGACATGCAACACCTTACCGATTACTCCGACGCTTACGATGCGGAAGGAGAGCGCGCCGATGCACGCGCTGCGGCGATTGACCGCGAGGCGGATGCGATCATTGCGGACAAGTCTCGGCTTTCTGAGGTCGTAGCCTATTGGTTGTATTTGGGCAGCGGGACCGACAGTGCCGCCGACCTTCTCGCCGCACTCTACGCCTCCGAATGCCTTCCAGCGCCATCGTGGGCTAAAGACGATCTGCTGCGCATGATCCGCCAGCTCGGCATGAATCTCTACCAGGCCGTTACCGAAGCTGCGGCCGACAGCGTTGATGCGAAGATGCGCCAGAGGCGCGAGGGGAGTGGGGAATGACCACCATCTACGTCACGAAGTACGCGTTTACCGAAGGCGTTTTTACGTGCGATGCGGAAGTAAAGCGCGAAGATTTCGCCGTATATCAGCGATTCAAGGGCGGCTTTGCTCAATACTTCCACAGAAACGAATTCCACCTGACCGAAGAATCCGCCCGAGCCGACTTCGATCGCCGCCGATCCGCGAAGCTCAAGAGCCTCGAAAAGTCGATGACAAAGATCCGCAACGCAGAGTTCAAGGTGACGCAGAAATGACCACTCAGACGAGGTTTATGCCGGTCACGTTCACGCTCGGGCGCAGCGATTGGCATGCAATGAACGATGAGTGGAGAAATACCGCATACCGCACGCTGATTCCTGCGGACGGCGCATGCTATGGAGAAGTAGTCGTTATCGTCGCCGAAGCCTACAACCACAACATCGAAAGCACGCCAGTTGCGGACTACGCGGACAAGATCGTAGCCGCCATTATCGCTTCGCCGAGGCTGTATGCGGCGCTGGAGTCGGTTGTAGAATTTTGGGATTCGTTGACGGCGGAAGATGCATTAAACGATCTGCATGCCGAAGCCCGCGCCGCACTTGCCAAGGCGAGAGGTGAGGTATGAGCAAGAGCAAAAACCAGAACAAGCAGGACGGCTATCAGCCCGACTACCGTAGCAAGTGCTGCGTATGCGGGCAGTCACCCACAGTGACGCTTGTTCAAAACGGGAAGGTCCAAGTGCGCACCGACATGTGCGGCCCGTGCACCTGGGGCGAGGCAGAAACCATCGATCCGTCAACCTGGAATTGAGCCATGACCGCGCAGAAAGAGTTGGCGGAGTTGAACGCGACGACCGGCAACTGGTCCGATGAAACGGAACGAAAGGCCGCGCATTGGGTCGACAAACACGGCCCGGCAATCGCCGAGTTGATTGAAGCCATCGCGCCGTTCGCGCGCTACGCCGTTGTTGAGCGCGAGATGGGCGGAGCGAGAGCAAAGACCGGCGTGTTCATGGCCGTTCACTCCAGCATCGCCGGACGCGCCGAACTCACAATCGAAGATCTTGAGCGCGCCGACGCTCTGTACCGCAAACTCACGGAGCCGAAATGAACCGCATGCGCATGACCGATAAAGAACAGCGCCGGATAGAGGATAACTTCCGGAACACGGACGAGGCTTTCGCGCTACTTGCGCTGATCGACGCCGAATTTCGATCAGACCCTCAGAGCATCCAGTGCTTCGACAGTCGAATCGTCGAGCGAGTGAAATGATGCGTTGCGCGGCGCGCTGAATACGACAAGGGGAACCCGTTTAAATGAACACCATCGAGCGCATAGAGTCGCGCCGCAGCCAGCCGAGCTGTCACGATCAGACGGAGTGGTATCGGATCACAACCGACGAATGGGCGGCGATCAAGGCCGTGATTGAGGCGGCGACAAATTGCAATGGCGTTGTCGGATGGAAGATCGCAGACAATTCGCGAATCTCTGATCTTCGCGCCGCCCTCGCCAAACTACAGTCGGAGAATTGACATGACAACCGAAACCGAACGGGCGGAGTTTGAGAAGTGGGCAAAGCTCGGAGGCGCTCGCGATTGCGCCAGAACCGAGTGGGGAAACTATAAAGCTCAAGGAACTGAGCGCTTGTGGGAATGTTGGCAGGCTAGTGCCCGCGCGCGCTCTGGCGCTGTGCCGGCCGGGTATGCGCTGGTGCCGATCGAGCCGACTGAGGAAATGCTGCTGTCCGCAGATGCTGCGATGATGCGCGAAGAATCGCACGGCATGGTTCGCGGAAGAAGCCCTACACGCATCTGGACCGCCATGCTCGCCGCTGCTCCTGAGCCGCTGCAGGGCAGTGCAGACTACGTTCTGCGGATGCTCGTCGCCGCAGGTCACGTTTCCCAGGCCAAGGTCGACGAGGCTCGACGTATCGCTGGCAACGTTGTCGAAGCGCCGCGCTCTGGCGATGCGCCCGTGGCGTGGGTTGTGCGCGCACAGGGGAGGTCGCTGTCCGTGTTTCTCGACGAGGCGACGGCGGCCGACGAGGCCGAGAGCTACCCGGATAAATGCGGCGCCGGGGCGTTTCCTTGCTACATCTCACCTCCCGCCGATGCGCGGGATTCCGAGGATGCGAGGCGGTATCGGTGGCTGCGCGGACATCACGACATCGACATGTTCGGCGCACTGCCGTCGATACCGTGGTGCGTACGCGTCGAATCAGAATTCGGGATTCGGACCACAAAGCCTGTATTTGGCCTAGACCTCGACGCCGCCATCGACAGCGCCATGGGCGCAGGGGGTTGGGAATGAAGCCTTCAACGTTCGCGCCCGCATACGTCGCGTTCTACCCGATGCTCACGGACATTGCGCGGCGCCACGGCTATGCGCTCTCGATTCATGGCAGCGTAGAGCGAGACATGGACCTGCTGGCAACCCCATGGACCGATGAAGCGGTGCCAGCAGAACAGCTGATGCAAGCCATCGCGAGTTACGCCGACACGTGCATGAGCGCGATGTTCGGCAGCGCGGTTACGGTGCTTGGCCCCGACGAGAAGCCGCACGGCCGCCGGGCGTGGCTCATCAAGGTCGGAAACGGCAGCTGTATCGACCTCAGCGTGATGCCTCGCGCCCCTCGCGCGACTGGTGGTGAGTCGTGAAGGCCGAGCCATTGACGATGGATACGCGATGGCTTGACCAGCTCGGCCGTGAATGGCGCATCGTTGAGAAGCGCCCATTCGGGCAGAACAACTGCGTAACGACAGGGCGCCCGCATCGCTTCGGATTTTGGACATCGCGCGAAATCCGCATCGCAATCGGCACCGAAGCCATGACACGTCGCGCAACCACGGGAGACCGCAGCGATGGGTAAGGCAATCTGGAAAATCCGCCTCGCATTCTGGCTGTTCGTGTACGGCTACGGCTACCGCCGATACAAGGTCGCCAAGATCGTGCGCTTCGCGTTCGAGGATTGCTGGGACAGCTTTCGTGAGGATGGCTACACGCCGCGCGAGGCGCTGATCGAGGACGCGAGCAATGGCTGACCACATGACCGCAGAGCAGTTGTGCGCGGAGAACGATGAATTGCGGAAGGCGTTGAAACGCTCGCAGGAGGCCGAGGAATCGGCGCTTGTTCGCGGCGCTTGGAATGAGCAGCAAAGGATCGCCGAATCGATCGCGTCAGATCTCCGAATATGGGCAGGACGCAAGTCCGGAACTGCGTTCGAGCACAGCGCATTCAGGGTCGCCAGAGAGTCTGAGCAGATTCGTGATCTAGCAATCCAGCGATGGAAGTCGGCGGTAGCTGAGCGCGACGCCCTCGCCGCCCGCCTCTCCGGCATGGCGGCTGTGCAGCAGTGGAAGCCGATCGGGACGGCGCCGAATGACGGCCGCGAAGTGCTGCTCTATTCACCGCAAATGACGTTTTGGCTGCCGCGGACTTTCACTGCGCGATGGGATCGGCTGCGCCAGGTCTGGTCGGTCGGCTACGGCAACGACGCCGAGCCGAACTCTGTAACGCATTGGTCCGCATCCCCGGAGCCTCCCCATGTCTGACCTCGAACTACTGAAGGCTGCCGCCGCAGCAGCAGGCATTGAATACGAACTGCACAACGGGTGCGGCGACGCCCTTTGCCTAACGTCTCGCGAGGCGAAATCGCTGTATTGGAATCCGCTGCGCGATGACGGCGACGCTTTTCGCCTCGCGGCGCATCTACGGCTGACTATCTATCACGTAGAGCTCGCAGTGATTGCGAAGCACAAGCAGTACGCGTGGGACTGGATGGGCGAAGGCGTGGCCGAGGATGGAGGAGACAGGCTTGCGGCAACGCGCAGAGTCATCGTACGCGCCGCCGCCGCAATGCGGGAGCCTCCCCATGTCTGAGCACGAGGCGCCAAGCGCGATCATGTGGGCGGTGAATGGCGATGACGATGTCATGTGCGTCGGCGACTCAGAAGCTCACGCGTGGGCAGTGAGCGAGATTCTTTATGGATGGACTCGCGATAGTGCGACGCTGGCCGGCTACCGCTGCATCCGCGTCAAAGTGACGGAGGTGGGAGATGGCGCGTGATCCGAGGGTGGAGCCGAGGGTTGGTGACATCATCGAGCAGCACGGCACATTTGTGCGCGTGTATCACGACGACAAACACCCCGAACTCCGGATCATCAGCGTCATGGTTCTGACCCGAGACGCGCCAGTTCCGCATATCGGCGTGTCTATTGATCAGTGGAGAAACGATACAGCCACTGCCACCATCATCCACGCAGAGGGGGAGTGAAATGCCAGTAAGCATCGAGAAAATCGAACCGGCGTACATCCAGTGGGATCACATCGACGGCCCGCTCCTGCACACGAGCTATTGTCAGCCGCACTGGCTGACGCTCGGTGAGCGCGTCAGGCTATGGCTTGGCCTCACTACGACGCAGGAAATCAGCAACCGAGTCGATGGCGTCAGTATGGCAAAGTTCTTGAAGGACTCCGCTAGATGAAACTTCACTACAGGAAAAAGATGAAATCATGAATAACAGCGAATTGATATTGAAAGCGCTCGGTGTCGCCAGCAACCTGACGTACAACGAAGAACCGCAAGGTTCGGCGAAGCACGTCATCCGCGAACTTTCGCATCGTCTCGATCGCAGCAATGCAATACACGCGGACGAGGTGGCGCACGTCCTAGCCGCCGTAACTCGGATCATCCCAAGGCCTGCGGCGCCAGCGGTCGCGGCTGAGCGAATCGTCGAAATGCGCGCGCTCGCTGCGCTGTACGAGATCATGGAAGTGCTAGGCCTGCGATTCGCCGATGAGGTCGCGCAGAGAAATGCGACGCCGAAAGACGTGTTCCATCTTGCGCATAGCAGTTCGAGTTGCGCGAAGGCCGCGACCTCTCAGCAATCAAGCGCCGCAAATTGCCGATAACTGAGGACTCCGACAATGGCTGAGGTGAAGCGGTACTGCAGAGTCGGCCTTGCTATGGAAGTGTGGCCGGAAGGCGCGTGGATTCACCACTCCGACTACACCGCCCTAGAGCGCGAGGTGGAGCGGCTGAGGAAGGTGGAGGCGGCGGCGATACGCGCATCGGAGCGCTTGCTGTCGGGATCTAATGGGTTTCACACCGGCGCAACACTCGCCGAGGCTTGCGGGAGGAAGGGGTGATTGCCGCACTGTTCGTTGAGTCGGGCGGTTGTTATTTCGGACTTCCCGACGTAGATCCGTGGGACAAGACGCGTGATGCCCGGCTGTATTGCGGATTCAACACAGTCGTTGCTCACCCACCTTGTCAGTTATGGGGACGATTTGCGCACGTAAATTTCAAGCGGTGGGGCGGCGAGCATAACCGCCCAGGCAATGACGGCGGATGCTTCGCATCGGAACTCGCCAGCGTTCGCCGTTGCGGCGGAGTGCTTGAGCACCCTGCATTCACTGACGCATGGGAAGCCAACGGCTTGTTACGGCCCGTTGGTATCGGCTGGCAAGTGGCAGGGAACGATGAGTACGTGTGCGAAGTCTGGCAGTCGGCATACGGTCACTTAGCGCGCAAGAGGACATGGCTGCTATACAAGGGACAAGAGCCGCACGAACTGAACTGGGCTCGCCCGGAAGCAACGCACCAAATTGGATTCCACGATCAGCGGGGAAAGGAAAGAAACAAGCCGACAATCAGCGGCAAAAAATCCAGTGCGACACCTGCAGCATTCCGCGATGAACTGATAAAGCTGGCGAGGAATTCAAAACCATGAAAACACACGGCCGCAAGTGGCGAGCTGCGCAGGGATTCGCATTCTTCGGGATACACGAGCACTACGGACGTTGTTACGTGTTTGGTTACTACCGCAAGAGGATGGAGGCATGAGCGTCGCCGACGAGTACAAGCATCAGCGAGATTTGCTGCAGGAACAGATTTCAACCAAGGACGCGGAGATTGCGGAGCTGCGGGCGGCCATCGCGCGGCAGGCTTCGGCAGTGAGAACGCTGCACTGGGCAAAGAACGAGATGGCCAGCGGCCAACTGCGGCAAGCGCACGAACTTCAGCGGCAGTCCAAGCCAGAGGCGCTGGCGTCCGAGCGTGACGCGAATCAGCAGCTCACGGACGCGCTTGAAAAGGCCGAGTCCGAGCGCGACGAGGCGCGCCAAGAGCGCGAAAAACTCTCTCACCGCCTAGGCCAGTGTGTCCTGCAACGAGACGAGGCGCGGGAGTGTGTGGGGAGGTTGTATTCCGCAGCCATAGATGTTGTGGCTGTTGCTGGTCTGGAAACACTGATTTTCGATACTATGCGTGAAGCCATCGCCGCCACGCCGGAGCATTTGCGGAAATGAACGACGAAGACGAAACCATCATCACGATATGCCAAGGTCCGCCGAGGTGCTCGCTACGCGCCGAAGAAGCGGTGGTAGCGCAGAACGCTGGCTGCATCTGGTGCGACAGAATCCGCATTCTCGCAGACGGTACGGAAATCAAAACAGGTCCGACGACACAATGACAGTCATAGCATGGGACGGTAAGACGCTGGCGGCGGATCGGCAAGGCACAAACTGCGGAGGAAAATTCGCCGCGACGAAGCTATTCCGCCTCGACGACGGAACGCTACTCGCTGGCACCGGAACGCTCGCCGCTGTCCTGGTGATGCGCGACTGGTATATCGCAGGCGCCGACACCTCGCAGTATCCGGAGTGCCAGAAATCCAGTGACGATTGGGCTCGCCTCGTCGTGGTCAAGCCGGGCGGCGTAGTTTTCTACTACGAGGGCCTGCCGGTCGCCATTCCATCGGAGTCAGTTCCCGCCGCCTGGGGCTCCGGCCGCGACTTCGCGTTGGGCGCAATGCTAGCCGGAGCTGACGCGCGCCGTGCCGTCGAGATCACGAACATGGTGTCCATCGACTGCGGCCTCGGCGTAGATTCCGCCGAGCCAATCGCGCCAGGATCAACGATCGGAGCCGACCACGCGCAACCCTACCTCAACGGCTCGTCGATCGACATGAGTGCTTCCACGTAGGCGCGGTTGAACTCTGCCTGGACGGCGCGGATCTCCGCCGTAACGGCGTCTTTCCGTTCATCGTCGCCTTCCGCCATGGCCAGTTTGCGCGCTTTCTTGAGCTTGGTAAGCTGGCTGTCTGTGCGCTTGAGTACGCGCTGCAGATCGCCGGCAACACTGAGCTCGCGCAGCAAGTCGTCTGATGCGTTCTTCAGGCGGCCTTCCGCTTCGGCATTCTGCGCTTCCTCAACGCGCTTTCTGGCATCGCCTGACCACGAGTAGTAGTCCGTAGGAATCTGCTGATCCTGGTTGACTTTTCCATAGTAAGAACGCAGAAACGGGATCTGGTCGGCGCGCGGAGCTTCACCTTTGATGATGGCGCCGGCTGTCGCATTCCAGCTTCGGTTCATGAACGTCCCTACGCCACCGAGTGCGAAGTCAACATAATGTTGAATCGTGGTTGGCGATACGTCGAAGTATCCAGATCGCACAGACGACCCGCCAGTAGAACTATTCAATCCCTCAGCAAGCCATTTATACGGCTCCGGAGTGCGCTCGAACGACTTCTGACTGTCCGGATCAGGGGTCTTGTCGTACGGGTTCTCTGGCCGTAACGGACGACCAGTGAAGTCCTTGTTCGTCTCTACATCCGCAAGTGGGTCAAGCAGCGTCGGTGCGGCGACACCAAGCCATGTTGGAGAATCTCCAAGCGGATTCAACGCATTGAAAAAAGCGCGCGTTATCGCCGACGTAACCGTGCTTGCACGTGCGCGTCCCATCACGACGTCCGCCACGCGAGACCCCGCTACAAACGGCAGGTTGTACGTGTACTGCATCGGGATCTTCATCTTGTGTTTTCCGACCATGAGAATGAAATTTCGGTCTCGCTCGAAATCTGGAACCTTAGACCACCGAGGCTCACCGTCATCATCATCTCCGCCCGTGAATCCATTCAACACGGACGTTGCGAAACCGAGAAGTGCAAGCGGGGCGATGACCTTCATGATGGCTTTCTTCGGATTTCTGGCAATGAACTGCGCGTAGCGCGCATTACTCTGCACGGCCGCATTCGCGAAGTTGTACAGCGAGTTCACGAACGGCCCGGCCGTGCCATGGCGGTTGAAGTTCACCGTTAGGTTCTTCGCGATCGAAGCGGAGTCAGGGCGAGTGATTCCGGACTCGCGCGCGACCACGTAGGCTGCCAGACGCGACGCATTCTCGACCGCCGTATTCATCGCCTCGAACAATTCCCATGCGCGACGCGCAATCTTGATCGGGTTGTACATCGAGCGCTTCTGGTTCTTCAGCAGCGATGCGACGTCGCCCGCGATTTCCTCGACTTCACGTAGATTCACGTAGTCCGTCCGGCCGCCGTCGCGCAGGAAATCTTTGTAGTACTGGCCGAGGCGCGGATGTTCGCGTATACCGGCCTCTCCGCGGAATCCTGCTGACAGCGCAGGCCAGATAAGTTTCCTCACCTTCTTGGCGAACCCTTTTTTCTGCTCGACCGACAGGTTCACCATCGCGGTTTGGAAGTCACGCGCGAAGTTCATGAACATGAAGTCAGGGTTCCATGCCGTTCGCATCAGCGAGACGTAGCGACCAACGGTGCGAATGAATTGCATGATCGGGCCGAGCTGAGTCGAGCCGAGATTCTTCAGGCCAGAAGCAAGCAGCTCTCCGTCGCGTCCCTTGAATCGGATCGCGTAGGTCTTGCCATCGACCTTGACGTTGAAGATATCAGGCGAGCGGTCAGATGGCTTTTCGTACTGGAATACCTTGTTGCCATACATATCTTCGACGACTTCGCCGGTATCCATATCGCGAACCGGCTTAACTTTGATCTGAGCGACTTCCCACAGATTCTTGTTCGGGTTTGCGATGACGGCCGAAAGAAGCGACTGGCCAACAGTGTTCTTCTCTGCACGGACATAGGCCAGGCTAGCTTGCGCTATCACGTTGCCTAGAGGACTGGCTGCGCGAGATGCGCGGCCACGCGCCATCGGAGACTCCTTGCCGCCAACGGAGAAACCCTTGCCGGAGGCTGGCGCGCGATTGAACGCGATATAGCGATCGTCGGCGAATCCGCGCAGTGGTACGTAGTGCGGCTCAGCGGACCACTCATCAGCCTCTTCTTGCGACATCAGTCCGGAATCGCGCAACGTCTTTATGCGCTCGGCGTTCATGTCGTAGACGCGATCAGCGAACTTGGATAGCTCGTCGTATACGCCACGCTGGCGGAAATCGTCCATGATCTTGTCGGCCTCGGCATCTTTCATGCCGGAGCCTCCGTCGGCGAACTGTGCTGCCGTTTTCTTGCCGGCGTGCAGGTTGCGGATGATCTCATTGCGACGCGGAGCGAAGTTCGCGTATAGGAAATTTTCAAGATCATCCAGCGTGACGTTAGATCGAGCAACGTCTATAGCCAATGGCTCGACACGCTCGTTCCAGAAATCGCGAATGCGTTGCCCCGCACGGCCGTGAAACAACTCGGCGCGCTGGTAGGTGTTCATGGTTCCTCTGTCGTACGTGCCAAGCTGCTTGACGGCGCCCTCGACAGTGGCCATAGGATCGAGCGTGTCGACGGCGTGTACCTTAAGGAATCGCTTGCCGCCTTTGATGGCCTCGTAAAGGCGATGAACAGCGTTGCCTTGCGCCTGCGCCCATGCGGTTCGCCAGCCTATCGTCGGCAGCGTGAAGTTCTCGAATGCCTGCGGGGCCGCTGTCGGCGCTGGCGCGGAGACGCCTAGCTGCTTGGCGGCGGCTTTGCTGTAGCGGATGTCTGGGTTCGACGGGTCGAATTCTCCAGTGTTTCCAGTTGCAGACTTTATCTGGTTCGAGTTAAACGCTGCATAGACGTTCGGGTTTTCTACGGTAAATCTTCCAACCTTATCTGTACCACCTTTCACGACAAGGCCATCGTACCCATCGGAAATAAGTCTGTCGCGCCACGCCTCAAACCAAGCTCCATCCTTGGCGTGTTTGTCGCGAATATCATTCCATTGCGAAAGGCTAATTTGGTTAGGATTTTCAATTCTAACGAATACAAACTCTACGCGCTCGCCAAATGATTTTGCGAACTCATCTTGGTCGGTGAACCAGAATCCGAACTTCGACGGACCTCCTTTGGTCTTTGCTCGATCGAACACATAAAACGGAGCCGAGTCCGTGCCGTGATACACCACCAACGGCTCGCCATTCTCGTCGACCACCTTGCTGCCACCAAACCATCTCTTGAATTCTTGCGTTCCGGTCTTGTCGCGGCTTGCCTTACTGTATCGAATATCAGGATTCGCAGGATCGAACGCGCCAGTATTGCCGGTGGCGGACTTGATCTGCTCGGGGCGGAAGGCTACCCATACACGCCCTTGCTCACGAAGGTCCTGGCTGAACGAGGATGTATAGTCGTTCATCACGACGCCATCGTAACCAATGGCTTCCAGTAACCCCTTTACTTCTTGGGAAACGCGCTCCTTGTACTGCCCTCCGAGCAACGCAGCCGGGAATCTACCAGCGCCCTTCTCATCAAAAATCCCGAAAAAGTACCGCTCAACAAAATCTTCTGGACTTCCCCTGGACATTTCATCCCATGCCCAGTGCTTTTTAGGCATGTTGTCAATGGCATCGGATAGTTCCTTCGCCGTGTTAACGCCAAGAATCCTCCGTGTAGCTTGGTTTCTAGCTTCGGCAGTAACATTGCCTCCAACAGGGTATGCGGATGCTTCCGCGTCAAGCGCAGACCAATCCAGTGGGCGCTTTATATTCAGATACGCAGGCATGATGCGCGGATTTGCCGCTTTAGCATATTCGCGTTCTTCTTTCTTGCTCGTAAGCTGTGATTCGCGCGCCACCGTATACGTGCCAGCTACCTCGGGAGACTCCGCAAAAAACACGCCGCCTTCGGTGTTGAACGTGTTGAAATCAGCGGGAGACCAAGTTCCGTGATACACCACCAGCGGCTCGCCGTTCTCGTCAACGACCTTGCTGTCTTTAAACCAACGACGAAACTCAGGCGTGTCGGTCTGGTCGTGGCGGGATTTGCTGTACTTCGCCACCGTGCGCACGCTGCTGTCGCCACCATGGGTCACCGACCGCACCGACCGCGACAACAGCGCCGCAATATCCGTATCCGACATTTCCAGCGTGAAGCCGGCACGACGCAGCGCATCGCGCACGGAGGCGACGAGTCGCTTCCATCCGGATAGCTTCACAATGTCCGTCGCGGCCATGTCGGCCAGCGCTTCCTCAGTAGCCAGCTCAACGTCTGTCGAATCGTTCTCGCGCATCCACTTCTGTGCAGCCTCGCGCACGCTCTTATTCGTCGCGTACACAGTTCGCATCATCGGCCGCAGCTTCGGACCTAGCGTTCCGATCAATCCATGGTGGCCAAGCGTTTCGTGCAGCAACACGAACTGTGCATGCTCAGTGTTAGCGAGGTTATTCGCGAACAAGTACACTTCACCGTTGACGTAGGCGCCTGCTGCGTCGTCGTCAAGTCTCACTGGCGCATCGGACGGGCTATCGTATACGGTGACGCGCGGGGCGTTGCGCCACGTACGAGTTATCGCGTCGACAGTGGATCGCACGTCGGTCGTCGATGTACCCGTTGATTCTGCAGAGCGACGCTGGCGATGATCTTGGTCAGAAGCTGCGGCCTTTGTTGACCGATCCTTGCGGGATGAAGGTTTCGTGACTGGCGGGTGGGTCGGTTCGTTGGGTTCCGTGGCCGGCACGTACTTCGCGCCATCCCATATCTGAAGGTTTTCCGCCGAAGCCTTCACGCGCGGATCGCTGATGCTGCGCTGCGCCTCGGCCAATGCCTCAGAGTGGCTGTTTGCAGCGGCCATGATCCAGCCAAGCGGGCCTCTGTAACGGTAGCTAGTGAGCCCTTCTGCAGCCATCGGGCGATCATGCAGCGGCGTGCTATCGTCCCAAGTTCTGCCGAATCCGGAGCGCTCAGCCCAACTAGATATACCGCTCGGCGGAACTGCAACCTCAGTCGGCCGCCCAAGCATGCGGCCATAGCGGGCCAGGTCCTGACGCAGGCGGACAGACTCTGGCGAGCTAGTGGCGGCATCCGGTGTCGTCCGCTGCATAACGTCGAGGCGTCTGCGGATGGCGTCGTAGTAACGCTCGCGCGCGGCCAAGCGATCGCCTTGGCTAGGCATCGCCTCAAGTTCAGCTACGGTCGGTTCAATGGGCTCAGGAGCCGACCTATCTTGGCCGTCTACATCGCCAGCGCCGCCACTTTCCGGTCGTACTCCGCCGCCTTCTCCGGATTCTGCTCTCGCCACCGCTGGTGCGCTTGCTGAGAACGCTGGAGCGCCGCCTCCGCCTCCCTGGCCAGTGCCTCGGACAACTCCGCTTCCGGTGTCGAATCCAGTCCTAGCCGTTTCAAGCGGCGTTCGCTGCTCATAGCCAGCTCCTTTCTTGCGTGCTTCGACCTGCGTATCCGCGGCTTTCAGAATGTCGCCGATAGACGTTCCGGCGGCAATGTCAGAAATACCGTAGTTGAATCCTACACCGGCTGCGCCGCCTTTGGGATGAGGGATGTTCCCGTGGCCGCGCGCGGTCATAGACGCGTTGAACTTCGCTCGCGCAACGTTCATGGCGGACTCGACGGCATCGCGCGATGCGCCGGTGATCACGAAGCCGAATTCGTCGCCGCCCTTGCGGATAGGCACGATGTCACCCGCGTCCTGCAACTCAGCTGTCACGGTATCGGCGAACTCGCGCAACAGCTTGTCGGCCGTACTCGTACCGAGTTTAGCGTTCGCGCCGCCCAAGTTCGCGAAGTCCGCTTCGACGTACAGGCCTGGCTCTGCTGCGTCCTGAACGGCCTGGATCGTGCGATCCAGTTCCTCGGAGCGATACATCCCGGTCACGCGATCGCGCTCGGCCGGCCGAGTCAGTCTCTCGCGAACCCGGCGAGCCTGTTCCTCGGTGAGGCCGTCCTGCTCAACCAGGGCCTGTATCTCCGCCGGCTCGTTTAGTGCGGCGCGCGAGTCCGGATCGAAGCGCTGGCGCTCGGGCGGCGCAGGTGCCGCTTCGGCAGCCGGATCCGGCGGCGTTGCCGCTTCCTCCGGAAATGCCGCCGCCATCCGCTGCGCCATCATGGCGTTCAGGCTTGCTGGATCTTCCAGCGACTCCGGTGCGGCCATGGCTCGCGCAATAGCGCCAGGGTCAGCGTTAACCACTTCCGGAACAGGAATCGCTGCGGCTACTGCCGGCGGCTCATTGATGGCTGGCGCGTTAGGCTGCGTCAGATCACGCTGCTCAACGGCACGCGTCGCTACGGCGTGCGCGCCGGCCATGGGACCGCCCATCGCCGCGCCGGTCAGCGCAGCATCTTTCAGGTTCCGCAGGAACTGTTCGCGCGATATGTCGTCGCCCTGCAGGTAAATGTCGTTTAGGTCTTGCGTGGCCTGGGTAACTGCCTCGCTGATGCCTTCGCCTGCTGCACCCGCAGCGGCGCGGGCGACGACGTTCTTCGCCACTGCCTCGGCCACCTTATCGCCGAATACGCGAGTGAGCGCCTGGCCGACTTGGCCACGGATCAGGCCAAGCGAAAGTCGCTCCGGGATGACTTCGGCGGCGCCGTGGATGACGCCGGATGCGGTTGCTTCACCGATACTCAGTCCTTCATCTCGACGCTTGTTGTATTCCCCGCCGAACGCCTGAGCACCGATGAGGGATAGACCAATCTCAGGTTGGGCTACTGCAATACCCATGGGGATGATCGAGCCAAGGGCCTCGTTTCCGTAATACTTTGCTGCTTGCAGAGGGCTTTCAAAAACGGATTCCGGCCTCTCTACCTTTGAGGCAAGCACGCCTTGCTCGTACTGGTATCTACCTTGATCAGCCAGGTTGATCCCTACCTTGGCCAAATCATTTGGCGTTCGGTCAATGGACGCTTCTCTTTGGGCCGACCCTTGTATCGCGTTGTTGAGCGCTACCTGGGCACCGTACGGGCGAGCGAATTGCCCGACAACAGCCGAATAATCGGCCGCGTCTTTTGCAAGGTTGTCGAGGTACTGAGGCGCCTCTTTAGAGGCCTCGCCAATGAATCGAGTAACGCCGCCAGCAATCTGACCAACCATGCCTCCGGCATTGCGGTCCCATAGGCCGCCGATATGCTTCTCTGTGTCGGCGATCTCATTCCGCGTCCGCTGAGCCCGGTCACGAATGTAGTTCAGCGAGCGGTCGAGCAGGCCCGGTTCTGACACGACCCGATAGTCACCCCAGTCGACACCGCCTTGATCAGGCTCGGCGTACTGCTTCGCCTGCTGTTCATGCAGCGATTCTGCGTAACGCGTTGCTGCTTCTGGAGTACGGAATACGCCAAGCTGGCGGCCAGTCCGGCGGTACGTGTCGATTGCTTCATCGTCCGCCATGATGCGGCCGTCATCGCTAACGGTAGGGATGAGCACTTCTCCGTCATCCGTGCCGATGGACATTGAGCGCACAGTTGAAATCGACCCATCCGCGTTCTTTACGCGAGGACGCGTATTCAGGTCAATGTTGCCTGGACGGATCAGACCATCATCGACCGGCTTGAACTGTGCCCAGTCAACCGGGCTCGCCGGAACCGTCTCTGGCTGATCGTCAATCGGCTTGAAATTCGACCAGTCGACAGGGTTCGCCATTGATCACTCCGGGACAGGTTGGCCGTTGCGGACGACGTAGATTCGCCCATCCGGGTCTTGAACGCGAGTGCCATCAGGCGGTGCGGTGTTGAGGCGGCGCGGAGCAGCAGTCGGCTGGCGGCCAACGGGCGACGTTGCCGCGGGAATTCGCCCGCGCGGCGGCTCGACGAACTGCACGTCAGCGCCGCCACCGGCCTCTGCTGCCGGCCGGCGGACGCCGAGCGTCAGCTCACCGGCGCGGGACCCGAAGGCGCCGCTGCGCGTACCGACGAGCGGGCCTTGGCGGCCGTCGCGCGTCACCGGGCGGGAGTCGCCCGTCCGTACATCAACCAAATGGAGTGCGCCGGTCTCGTCATTCACCATCTCCGTGAATCGCTCCGGATAGGCCGCCTCAGCCTGCGCCGCCTCGGCGCGCGCCTTCGCCTGCGATGCCTGCATTTCTAGGAACACGTCAGGGTTCGTCATCATGCGCGCGACGCGGATCACGTCGTCAGCCGTGCCGAGCGTCTGTGGTTGGCCGGACTTGGACTTAAAGAACCACGTGCCGTCTTCGTTCTGGTCGATGGTGATCGGATCATCCTTCGCTACCGTCTGGTTCGCCCATCCCACGACGACGCGCGGGTCTCCAGTGCGAACATAGGCGGCCAGGACGGGGCGGAAGGCGGCCGCGGCGGCGCGGGCTTCGGCAGCGATGCGCTTCTCGTCGAGTCCGTATTGCTCAGCCTGCATGCGGAGCGCCGATTCGCGCTTGCTTCGCTCGTTCTTGTCCATCTCCCACAAGAAGCGCTGATCCTCGCGTGCGTCCTCTATAGGCGCTCGTGCCTCTTTCCGCGCGGCGGCACGCTCAGTCATGTCAGCTAGCCGATCAGCGCGCGGGCGTTCGACGTTTACCAGTCGATCACGGTCCTCGGCTTCGCGAGTAAGGCGCTCCGTGCGGTCAGTCTGGCCTTGCTCGAAAGTTAGATCTGACCGCTCGTCAATCACTCCGCGACGCCGTTGCTGATAGGCGCGTTCGTTCGCCAAATAGGCATCTTCTGTATCTTGCCGCCTCTGCTCTCGCGCAGCCCTGACTCCGCTGAGATAGCCACCAAATATGCCGGCCATATCAACCGCCTCCCCATTGAGTCATTCCCCAGTTTCCGCTGCCAGGGTTGCCTGGGTAGCCGTAGCTTGGGCCGTATCCTGGCATACCGTAACCGCCACTTGACGGCCTGTTGCTGTACATGTCGACGCCGTACCCAAACGCTGACGCCGCGTCTGCCCACTGCTGGTTCGCTTGGCCTTGATAATACTGGGCCTGCCCGTACTGCTGCCCCGCGCGCTGGCCAGCGCCTCCGCTGGCGCCGGCATAGGCTGAGTTGACGAGGTTCGTCGCGTTCGCCTGGCCGCCGTTGGCGATGTTCGCCAGCTGCGTGATGCGGTTGAAATACTGCTCACGCGCGTTCATTCGTCCGCGGTTTCGCGCATCGACAAGCGACGAGGCGCGACCTAGACCATAGGCCGTATCAGCTGCCTGCTGCGCGCCATCGGTGGGCTTTATGCCCATGCGCTGCATATTGCGCGTCTGGATGCCGCGAGCAGAGTCGTAGGCTCCACCAACGTCGGCGCTGATGGCAGCGTAATCCGGCTTTTCTTCCTGCATGGCGAGCGACGACATGCGGTCCCATACCGGGTTGAACCGGTTCTGCCAGTCGGTGTATTGCTGGCGCGAGAAGTCAAGGCGCTCGCGGTCGATAGCTGACTGCTCGGCTGCACTGCGATCTGCGCTGCGCTGCGCACTGCGCGCAGCACTACTCGATCTATTGGCGCTGTATGCCGTACCTGCGGCAACAGTAACCGCGGCGATTGCTGCGACCATGGTTAGTCTCCAATATACTTCGTAAACAAGGTCTCGGTCGGCGTCCAGCCCATGCGCTTGAACAGTGCCGACATATCCATGTGCAGCTTCGTTCCCGTGAACAACTTCTTCACGCCGCGCGCCTTGAGGCTTTTTTCAACGAACCTGAACAGGTCTATTCCGGTACGTCCGCGCCTGAATTCGCGAGCGATGTAGTACACATCAGTAAAACCGTGCAGCGTATCGGCGTAGTGCAAATGAGGCTGCACAAGGGTAAGGTGATACCCGACGACTTCACCGTCACTGCGCGCAACAACGACATGAAGTTGCCCGGTAGCGTCAAGCTGGTCGTATCGGTCGTAGTCAACGGCCAAGCGTATCTTGTCGCGGTTGATCGCGATCTCTTCCCAATGACGCGGCCACAAATGCGCCGCTTCTCGCTTGAACTGCTGCCACGGTTCCACGTCATATGTGATCATGGGCGCGAAGTCCTGATGTCTACCACCATGCTGATGCGTTCCTCGGCGCTGTTGTTTACGACCTCATGATCGAGCTTGTTATTGAACCAGAACACGTCGCCAGTTCGGAACGAACGCCGCTCATCAGCGCAACGAATGGTTGCCCCAGGCAGTCCATACAAGCAGATGTGGAATCGCGTGTAGTAGTCCGCATGCTCTGGCGTATCCGCGTGCGGGAAGATGCGGCCTCCTGGCACAATCTTGTTGATCATGACTCGGCCAAGCCGCTCTCCCTCTACCCTGGCCATGAGCATCATAGCCAGTGTTCGCGCCTCCGGAACCTGTTGCATTTCTGGGCGACTCACGCATTCGTGCGGGTCGTATCGGCGGTCGGCCAACAGCTTTTCGGCGTCCTCCTGGAGTTCGACAACAGTGATCGGAGGGAACCTAAGCAAGATTGACTCGACTTCCTTGAATGGTCCTTGTGGGTAGTTTCTCAGATAATCGTCGGCCTTCCACAATTCGGGGCGACGCTTGATGGCGAGAAGTATCGGCGTCGTGTCAACGCCCGTAGCGATAGTGAGGAAGTTTTCCATGTGCCAACTCTACGCTAGCGCCGCATTCGTCGCCACTTGAAACGCGACCACGTTCCACCCGCTGATGATGCTCATGTTGCGGTCATCGTAGCGGTCCAGGTAGAGCTCGACCTTGTAGTCGCCTGGCTGAGCGTTGATGGGCGCGCAGATGCTGAACGGATAGCACTCCGGCGAGTAGTCGTCCTGGTAGATCTCTTGGATCAGGTATACGCCGCCTGGGATTCCTCCGGTGTAGTCACGCAAGTAGGCGGCTAGGCGGAACATCTTGTCGTCGCCATTGTTGGTGGTTCCGACATTGGATGAAACCAGCAGACCGGATACAGTCACCAAGGTAGTTGCATTCCCGCCGTCACGAAGTCCACGGATACGGATCGTTGACCTGCTAACCGCCTGCTCTACCAGAGTATTCGCGCGAATTTGCTTGGAAAACGTGTCGACGTTGACTGATGCGCCTGGGTTCGGCGATCCCGGAGCGGTCATGACCGGAAGCGCCAATGCGTTCTGACCCAGGAACAGATCCAAATTGAATCCGGCCCGGAACGTCTGCCCGCCCACCTCGGTAACCAGCCGCGGCCGGATCCAGAACGCCCCGTTCGCATCCATCTGCGCGCGCGTCGTTCCGTAGTCGCCATCGGCGCCGCACCAGAACGTGTAATGCGTGCCGTCAAGCGACTTAGCGCCCATGCCAACGGCTCCGCCGTCGCGCAGATTGATTGTCGCGTTGCCGCCTAGCAGAAGGTCGCCGTTGAGATACAGCGAAGGCGGAATGTTGTTCAGCGTCGACCCGGCCGAGAAGGCGAAGATCTGGAATCCGCCGTTCGGATTCGCGGTGTAGCGCTTCGGATTCCAGATGCGCAGCGGGAAGCCGCCCGGCTGCACGCGACTGATCTGGACGATCCAGGCATCGACCTGGCTGATGTCATTGACCGTGGCGCCGTCCGGAAGCCCGTCGCCGGCAATGATCGACTGGCCGACAATAATGTTTGCATTCACGATGCCGGCGCGCAGCGAGGCGATGAATGCCGTGTTCGCGCTCAGGCTATTGAAGTCGCCGGCCGTCGCGCGGATCAAGCCGTCGACAATCAGCTTGCCGCGGATGCCGACCGCCGAGTTCAGCGTGTCGACGATGAACGGTATATTGGTGGCGCCCGTCACGAACAGGTTGGACGCCGAGGCATTCGGCCAGTTAGGCGATACGGGAGGCTGTCCGACCGGGGTGTATCCGGGGATAGATTTCTGCGCCGTGATCTGCGTCGGAGTCAGCGCCGTGATGACCCCCTCAAGATCCTCGACCGGTGAATTGCCGGTCTTCGACTTGAAGGTGATCGACTGGCCAAGCTGCAACGGCGCGCTGTTCGTCACGGTGACGACGCAGAATGTCGGATCGGCGCCGGATACCGCGAAGTTCACCACGGGGATGAACGGAGTCCCCGACCCCATGATCGCGAACTTGTCGGCGTTGACCGCGAACAGGGACTGCGCTGTGCCGGTCGTCGTGTCCTCGGTGATACCGAGGCCGAATCCAGCCGCCACGATGGACCCGTCCGGCAGCGTGCGCTCTTGTCGCACCGTCCAGAGCTGGCCAAGCGTGTTTCCGTGAGACACCGTATCGTTGAAGATCGCCGTAACGCCGCGGCCATTCTGCGTGATCTGCTGCAGTGCGTTAGGGTCCGTGCCGATGAACGCGCGCAGGTTCGTATAGACGGCGCTAGCCGTGACGCTAGCGGTCATCAGGTCGAGCACGCGCACCGGGTCGATGGACGGCTGAGCGACGGCACCGACGCCTTGCGGGCCGAACGGGCCGGAGATCTTCGCCAGCGAGACGAAGCGCACGAAGAAATAGAGGCGCGGCGGGTTCAGCGCAGCACCGAGCGAGGTTGCACCAGGGTTATCGCCGGCCGCCAGTTCCAGCACAGGATTCGACCCGTCGAACCGACCACGGAAGAATGCGTTCGGGTTCGATCCTGTCGTCGCGCCAGTGCACGGCTTCGTCGGATTGAACCCCGGTCCCGACGCCGCGATGAACTGAGCGTACGTCTGCCCCGTCGCCTCCGGTATGTAGTAGATCTCGCTGAACGCGTGATTGCCGTACAGCGGCGGGTCGAAGATGACCATGATCTTGTTCGGCGCGATGGCTTGGCACCGGACGTTCGTCGGCATCGGCGGCGGCGTGTAGTCGTCCTCGCCGTAGTTCGGCGGCGTGTTGTTCGGCAGGCCGTTGATGGATCCTGGCACGTCGACGGGAACCTGACTGCCGCCTCCGCCATACGGGAAGCTGCCGGCGCGGAAGCTGCCGCCGCCCAGTGAGGCAACGATCCCTGCTTCCTCCAGGTCCCTAACGGTTACCCACCGGTCGTTCGGGTCTCCGCGCCGGCCCAGGCCAACCTCTAGCGACTCTTTCGTCCGCTCTGCCGTGCGGTGCAGCTCGGCGACCGATGGACCGGGCGGCGGTATCCCTGGATGCTGCGTGCGCCGCGAGCTCACAGCGCCCTCAGTTCAGCAATGGACGTTGCCATGTCGACGCGCTGCACACTGGCCGTACCGGTGATCGTGAGCTGCCACTCGCGCGCGGTGAAGCCGGACGGAAGGCGGAACGGGTCTTTGCTCGTCACGGTCTTGGTGAGCACGCTGACTATAGGTCCGGTCACGCCGCCTGTCGTCGGCTTCGCAGCGAGCACTTGCAGCGTGCACGGATAGGATGCGGCGAACACTTGAGCAACCGCGAAGTTAGCCGGTGCCTGCAACGTGAACACCTTGCTCGTCCAGGTGTACGAGTGAAACGTCAGGGCAGCGTCGAAACGGTATAGGCGGCGCATCGCGCCGGAGCCGTCAGGGCCGACGAAGCACAGCGTATCGTTCGCCGTATCCGTCGCGCAGGCGCGCGCCGTGATACCGGTCAACGTCGTGTACTGCAGGTCGCCGTCCTGAGCGATGCGCAGCGAGAACGTCTTGAACGATCCTGTTGGCGAGAACACGATGTA